CCTATTATGGCGTTCTACAGCACAATCGCAATACCAAATCTGTTGGGCAGATCATTGCTGCACAGTTGGGTCTACATCGCGCTAACTATGACTTCGCAGTTCCTGCCTCAGTGGGTATTGATTCCAATATCTCTGATATGGGTCTAGAAGCACAGTCACCTATTGATCAAGCGGCATTCCTCTCGCTAGATGATACAGCGGTGAGTGAAGTTGGTTCGACACAGGTAGCATAATCTACCTAACGACAATAGAGAGATGATGGCATATGCCATCATCTCTCTATCTACTATCTGTTGTTTAGAAGGGTTGTGCGCCGGGTGATGCAGCAGGGTCTGCTGGCTGTGTTACTTCATCTGTTTTCTTCAAGCCTGCTGCAAGATTAGAGATGTTAAGTCTTGAGTCCATCAAACGTTTGATGAAGACAGGATCTGCTAAATCAGGAATGAGAACATCACGAGAGACACCAATCTTTGTCATGTAATCTCGTACAATTTCAGATGCTACTAGACTGCGAATATGAGCAATTGGATTGTCATCTTTAGAACCAAGATCATTGTCAAACAATGCACCAAGAGCTGTGGTAATAGAACCGATGATGACATTAAGTTCTTCAAATTCTGTTTTATTGGGAGCGAGGTTTGGAGCAGGAAGTGTTGCTTTGATATTTTTGATAATATCAATGAATTTCTCTTCAATTGTATATTTATGATCGGTGGTACCTGATTCTTCTTTTGGAGCATTTTTATTAGGGGCACCAGCAGATAGAATTTTACGAATTGCTTCTTTGAGAGGCTGTGACATCTGTGTATAGATTTGTACATGTCGAGCAACGTGTTCACATACCGGAACCTGATAAGCAGCAATTCGACGTGAGAAGAATAGATTGTTGGTGGCAACCGATCGACTGAACTCATTTTCATTCAGTTGATTGTAAGCTGATGGTGGCACATCAAGACCAAGAATCATCATGTTATTGAGATCATCCATCAGACCATCATCAGGTTTAATATCATTTGATTGATTTGGTTCGGTAGAAACTTCGAAATTCTCAATTCCTGGAATACCCTTAGGAACCACGGTTAATGCACGCTGTGCAATGGTACGGGTGATTTCCACAGGGTCATACGTGAAGTTGGTCATCCCTTTGTCGATGACCTCTTTCTCCACCATTTGCATATACTGAATGGGATCACCCATTTGTTCAGTGAAATTAATATTGATCTTTTTACGATTAATCGCACTATTCATCGAGGTCATCACACGACAGATCAAAATCGTGATCTTGAGTGATAGAATGAATTTAATATCTTCAATCTTACTCCGACCGGTACCATCTTCATTGTACCGGAAACAGAGATATGACATCAGATCACGAGGAACGAACAACATCTTTGTTTTACGTTGAGATAGATATCGAGCAAACATGCACCGATAAATACTAGAAGTGGCACCAATATAGATATTACTGAGACCACTGTTTTTCAACCGGGCTTTAAGATGTGCTTCAACAATTGTTTGATAAGCACTAGACATCAGTATTGTTTGTTCGTTAGTAGCACGTGTTCCTTTGAGTGCATTATTATCATCGAACCCAAAGGATTTATAAAGTGCAGCTGGTGTTCCCTGACGATTGTCATTCAGATCAATAGCAGGACCTTCATCTGTAACTCGTAATGGATTACCAAATTCATCTAGTAGAATAAAATAACCAATGTGATCAGATGGAGTACCTGGTGTGAAAATTGGAATGACACATTCCGGTGGCAGTTCAATTACAATCGGATCATCAACTGATTTTTTAGTTTCTGGATTAACAGTGATAAGGGTAGCTGTCTTATAGACATTCACCATTCTCTGTGTCATCTCAGCCGACTTGGTTACTTTTTTAGCTTTGTCTATTTTGAGAACATCAGAATTGTCAACAATATTTAATTGTTCCAAAACACCAACAGCAAATTGTTGAATCTTAGAGGTGACCTCTGCCGTTTTCAGCTTGCCACGATCATATGAATGTACTACGTCTTTTTTTGGTGTGGTGATCTCTTTGAGATATGTTTCAACTGCCGCTTCAAAAGCAGGTTGGAGAGCTTCAAGCGAAATTCTGTCCGTACCAATCGACGATGAATTCTTTTGATCTCCGATACCGAGGATGGTCGCAGATTCAATTCTTGCAATGACATCACCAAGTCCGTCAACAAGACCACTTCCTAATGCTTCACTACCATTGTACATTTTGGTTTTAGATAGAATTGCAGTGGGGTCATTGATAATTGTATCAATTTCAGTTACTGGAAGTACTAGAATGGGCATCGCTCCTGCACCATAAAGACCCTCATGAATCCAATTGGGTAATTTGGTGGAGAGTTTCATCGTGCCATTAAAATGGGCTTCAAGTAGTTCTGTAACTCTCTTATTTTCATCTTCAGTAACAAGTGGCGATGTGGATGTAATTGCAATTTGACCATCCCTCATATCTGAAGGAGACATGATTGAAGGAATAACAATTTCTTTAGCTGTTTTAACTTCAGGTGCCAGTGCCTCAATGGCTTTTGCATCTAAGCGTTTTGCTGCAATCTGTCGTGCCATCGGTTGAATATATTTAGAATATGCATTACCGTTCTGGCGAACAGGACCTTGTGTTGCTGTAACAATTCGAGCAATTAAGGTATCGCGTTCACGAGAGCTAATTGATTGTTCTGCATCAGTTCCAAGAGTTGATGGCGTAATAGGTGTTGTCTCACCAACAATCCCTCGCAGAATTGAGAGAAGTCGTCCTGGTGCACGGGGTTTCTTAGCCAAAGTGATTACTCCAATACAAAAAATATAGTCCAACACAAACGAAGATGGGAACATTTTCCCAATCAGATGAGGCTAGGAGGTTAGCTTGTCAGCAAATCTACAACTCTATGAACAGAGTGTTATTCAATTTCTACAGAGTTGCACTATTGTGTTCTCTCCACTTGCCAATCAGATCAACAACAACCTTCTGGCACAGGGTATTGAAATTGATCAAACACAACCTGATACTTGGAAGTATTATCTGAATCTATCAGGTCAATATTTTATTGGTCCGAATTCATCTGCTCCTGTTGATACGATGATGACAATTTTGTCACTCGATACTAAACAGCCGATGAACTATACGGTAGCCAATTTGGCCATCAGTCCTAAAACAACTGCTGCTTATGTCATCGGTTCGTCGTATTATACTGCATTGTGTCAGACCTATCCTACCCAAACAGACTTAATCAAATCCATAAGATATCCGGTTGACCTTAATACGGCCTTAGATGCTTCTGATTTTACCCTTGTAGGCTGGGGTGATGGATATCTTGAATCCACTGAACAAGAAGCCATTCTCTATGAATTGAATATCTTTTTAACATATGCAACTACAAGATGGTATTTTTCATTTTTAAATTATGAAGTTTATTATGCTTGGGCATTTTGGGCTTGTTTGTGGCAGTCACTACCGAATGCAATTTTTGCAGCCAGGTTAAAATATCTTCATACGGCCTCTGCACATTCTTTTCATATTTGGTCATATTTACAGAGTCGTGGTATCGGTGATTATTCAGACATCTTGACGAGTCAACAAGCTCTGTTTTTGTATCGTAATCTGAACTATCTGATTCAGAACAAAGGTAAACAATCAACTCTGGTTCTGTTGGTTAACGAACTTCTTGATTCTGTCAATGTTGGATTGGTTGGTAAAACTATTTACATGAATACAGCAACCAATGCTGATATTTGTGCATGGACTCCTGAATTTGTTTCAACAATTGTTCCGACCAACAATGCTCAGAGTTTGGAACTTGTTGCTCCAGAATCAATGACAATGATCAACACTGAGTTGGTTTCAGCGGGCCTTGATAATAACAGTACAACTGCCTATATTGCAGCACAGCAGACACAAATTGGACTAACACCACTGAATATTCTCCCCACTAAATTGGTGGAGATTCAGAAAGTTGGTGTCGATCAGAAATATGGATCTTTACTAAATACCTTCATCCTAGATACTTTGGTATGGGCCATTACCTCTGGATTATATACACCAAGTATTGTAATAACAGATCCAACAACCAACATCACGTTGTCACTTTCTGGTAAAGATGCATTGGCTCTTTATTATTATGCGGTTCATCGCAGTGGTCATGAACAGCCTGTAAATCTGCCAAGTGTTTATTCTCCAACCTGTGCCTTTCTTCCGAATATCACAGCAGCATCTTTTCCAAAGATGTTTTCCTATAATGGGAAAACATATCCTACCCAATCATATCTTTCAATTGATGCATTAGTAGCTGGTCTCGGGTATCCACCTATTCCAACTGCTGATCCAGAAACATTCGCAACAATGGTTGCTGATTTGTTTTTAGTATTAATAAAACATGTACGGTATTCTCGGACTGAAGATAATAAAATTGCACTTGAGATGTTTCTGCACTATTGCAAAACAATTATGCTTCAGACAACACCGTATAATATCTCATTGACAACGGCTTCTAATTATACGACATGGGCAGCTATGCCTAATGTACATGCAACATCTTTGTTTACACAGTTGGAGGCTCAGAGTGATTATGTAGATGCCTACATAGCTCTGGCAACAACAATCATGTCTTCTTTACTACCAGAAGACAATCCTATCTATACATTCTTTGCTTATACCACAGCATCAACGGATAATCTGTATGATCGTCTACGATCTCTGTTTGTACAGCTGTGTAGCTACAATATCTGTTTTCTTGATACCAATCGGGTTAATGCCTGGTGGTTTCTCAATGACAAAGTTATTTATGAGATTGCGAGTTCAACTCATTCTCAATCACTAGCCATTACTGTAGTTACTGATGCAGAAATGGGAGTACAAACCGATGTTCTTTCCATTCCTGGTATTGAGTTGTCATCCGAGATTGCTCTTGGATCTATTGATATTGTTCCTATTATAATTTCAGAACAAGATACAGTGTCAATTTCTACTATAGATACATGTAAGATTGAAGTTCCTCTAACTGTGATGGATACAAAACCGTATATCACAGATACTATACATATTGCATTCCACACCGGTCTCGGTGCAACCGTTATTGCCCCAACGTCTTAAGGAGATTGCTTAATTATGACGACCACCACAACTTCAATTACTCCGATCTCACAGATCGGTAAGACGATTCTTGGTATTACCCGAGAATTGTATGCATATTCAGGGTTGAATCCAGTCTATGACTTGGCTTCATCGCTTAATGCCAAATATCAAATTGGTCAGACACTGGCACCAACGGCATTGCCTGCGATTGGTTACTTTGGTATCGGGATCGGGGGTTGTTACAATGTTGATAGTGGCAATCTGTCGCAACCATATCCTGTGTTGACAACCAACATGGATCTCTATACACCGATTCCCTTCCGGTGTGTTCCGATTGAACAGGATCTTACGCCACTTGAACGTGCTTCCTATCGGATGCGAGTCCAAAAGACTATCAATGGATCAGCATATTTTCTCTACTATCTTAAGACAATTACCTACAACCAGACAACTGTGCAGCTGAAAGAAACTAATCCCGTTACTGCACTGCAATCTCCTTACACACTGGACTATACCAACCTCAATCCAACCCAGCCAACAGTTAGTACCTCGGGAACCATTACGTCAACTGCTACGGAGGTGAATGCCTCAGTTACTAGCACCTTGTTGTTAACTGGTGCAGAAGTGACTGAAGTCATCAATGTTCTTTATGCGGGTGATTTACGGTATGCTAAGATCAGTGAGATTGGTCTTTATTCAGGACAAGATCAATCATTCACTAATGGTAGTGTTACCTACACTGAAGCAATGCTTGCACAATTGAATATGCAATACACAGGACTGGGGGATAATTATAGCAATCCAGCCAGAAGTTCTTCATATCAGATAGTCCAAGGATCAGGCGCATTGCTTCTAATTTGAAGTAAAAATAATAGGTTAAGTGATGGTGTTCCTCAGGAACACCATCACTGCCTAACATTATTCTAGAAAGTTAGTGGATGTATTTTTCGAAATGGAGATAGAATACTATCGCCCCCAATGGGAGCACCGGCTTCGGGTACATATATAGAATCTTTATAATCTGTTAGGGATTCTACTTCATCACACATAATGTAAGTCAATAACAATTCATGTGCCTGATTAGCTTTCATGGGATCGACCAGTAGAGATTGCTCGAGTGTAGAATCAAAATAGTGGAGTAATATCAGAACATCAGACAACATCAAGCATATATCGTCTTGCTCACCCTCGGCAATAAGCTTTTGTATTTTAAGTTTATTCATTACTGGTGTCTTCATATGTTCCTAAATGACAGTCTCCATTCAATTCGAATCTAATAGAAATTTTACCATGGATTTTGTAGACACTGTTATTCCAACGTTTATATGCAGCTTCTCTAATTTCCATGTATTGATTATCAAGTTTTTGAGAATTTATATAATCTCCATTAGCCCGAAATAATTCGCTTTTAATATGACGTTCGTGAGCTATTGCTCTGAATTTTAGATATATTTTCCAGGAGGCATTTAGATCCATGACAATTTCCTTTATTATAATGTTAGTTTGACTCACCTTTTCATAGGGGTATTCTCTGATAATTTGGTAGAACAACTAACCTCAGTATAGTGTGAGAACTAAAAACTGAACAAGGGACAGGGCTTTCGCCCCATCTCCTGTTACAATTTCAAGAATTATGCAAGAAGGAGAAGATCGTGATCAAGTGATCGGCCGATGCTGATCACATCATACGTCTGCACACCATTCACATGTTGCATACAGACGACACGTTCCACATCACCACGTTTTGGATATTCCAACTTGTTAATCAGTGCCGTTCCAACAGAATTGATGGTATGCAACAACACTTGTTCTGCAGAACGGAGACTCTTTACTCGAGACACTAACCGAGCATCAAGTGCATTGGTGAGAATAGCAGCTCGAGAGATCCGGATCACGGTATTCTTCGCCATCATCTTGTCAATGAAAGCTCGTCGATCAATCGCTTCCTTGAAAACCCCATAGTCATATTTACTATGGCCATTCTCGTAGTAATTCACGGCATTGCAACTAATGAAGTCACCAAAGTTTTCATCCTCGGGACCAATTCGATTGTCGGGATTGAAGAGAGCCTCGATTGCCGTATTGACAATGTTGTTGAATGTTGACCAATATTCCTTATGTTTGACCACAGAGAAATCTGCGTTGCGATCATCCAACGTGACAAGATCTTCAACACTCTCAATGCCCGTGATGCTAACACCAGGTTGAGTTGCTCGAAGTTTGCGATAAATCAGGTCATTTAGCAATCGGCATAGAACCCGATTCATAATGTCCCACTCGCCCTTCGTTCGAGCATTCAGCACCTGCATTGCAGCACGCCAGTTGTTATGGGCAAACGCTTCCCATACTGCATCAGCAACTGTAGAAAATTCAACAAAGCCGACTGGCACATGAAACAATTCACTATAGAAGATCACATCAGCAAAAGTACCACGGATCACTTCTTGTGGTGCATTGCAGAACACCAGTCGTCCTGCATCAATTGCAGTATTTTGTGTTGTTCGTACTGTAACTTCAGCTGTCAACATTCGTGCGTTATCATATTCGCCTGTGGCATATTCTGAGATCTTCAGAATGCCATTAACAGGTTGTTGAAATTCGGCATTTGATGCTTTGTACAGCTCAAACATGACGGGGGTTCCAAGTTCATAGTCAGTTGACTGTCCTGGTACTTGTGCCTGTGGAATAGAAAAGTTAACTGGGGCTGAAAAGACCGGAGGAGGTTGTTGAGTGCCAACAGGAGTGCTATCATAGATACCGTTGGTGGGACTCATCACATGTGAGGATCCATAACCCTGTTGTCCACCATATTGCGGATTAGGTTGTCCGTATCCTTGTTGTCCCTGAAGTGAACGGGCCACATGATCCAATGCTCGAACTGTCCAGGGTCGCAAGAGGCCAAAGAGATTCTCCTGGGAGATACCATTTCTCCAGGTATTATTGGTTTGACTGTCTAGGGTTTGAATCAGATCAGATAGAAGAGGAGAACCTGAGGGATTGAACAGATTGCTCATGAGAGCTTGGTAGACTTGTGGGGATTGTGCACTCGTGTTACTGCGATCCACCAATGCCTTCACAGCATTACGTGCAATCTCAATGAAATAGACTGTATTGGACATGATAAGACTCCATAGATATCAGGAATTATGGCAGATACTTTTTGAGTTCATCAATCTCGTCAGCATAATCAGATCGAATTACACCACCTGTTGATGAAATCTGAAGATAGGGATTGATAGATCCAGCTGCACCAGGATTCGTCTTAGAGAAAGCGATCACCGATTCAACAACCAAGATACTTGGATCAAACTGATGATCTGGTGATCCAATAACCTTTCCTGATTTTGATTGGCTGCTCTGACGCATCTTCGGAATCAACCATCCGACCATGGCATTATCCCCATAGGCAGGAGGACTTTTCTGCACGATCTTACTGTCATAGATTCGAGTAATCAAATCATCACGAATTCGAAGAATCCGTTGAATTTCCTTTTCATTCAGTTTGCGTGGATCGATATCAGTGCCACCCAGACGACGCACAGCATCGTACCAGGAAAGATAGACAGATTTGACAATGGTTTCAACCAAAAGTTCTTCGAGATAATCTACCCGAGAAGCATAGAGATTTGTATGTGAAATACGAGCAAGTTGTTCTATCTCGCAGAAGACATACTTAAGCAACTCGTAGATGTTTGTGACGTTGATACCATAACTTTGCAATCGAGCTTGTGTGATGGGATCGAGATACGTGTCGACACTGGAAATGTGTGTGTCGATTTTGTTCTTGTTCTGGACTTCATTCGTAACATTGCTGTAGATAATTTTCCCGAGCAAGATACGGTAGACTGTGCCAGAGGGATCATAAAGATTCTCCACGGTATGCTTATTAAAACCAGTGAGGGTATAAAGAATACTGGCTACAAGTTTGACAATAGTAGGATCGACAAGTTTATCTTTTCGGATCTTAAGGAACAGATCCATTGGTGGGTTTTTCTTTGCTGTTTTATTCCCTGATGATTTAGCAGCAAAATATCGAAAGGTGTCGACATCACTTCCAATCTCAGTGACGAAGACACAATCTTCTGGTGTCAATTCAAACTGAGCAAGAGTTTCTACAAATCCAAATTTGCAGAGAAGATAATGGATGATAGTTTCAGTAGGCAGTCTAGAAGACTTTGTACGCTTGCGATTATAGATCGTTGTTGTTGGAATTAACTCATTGCTGGACCAGGCATCAGACAACGATTCTAGACGGAATGGTTTGTTGATATAGAAGGGAATCGGTTGACGGATTACCTTCATGGTAACCCCTTGGGAAATCCGAGAGAATGCCTGTTCTTTGATCGATCTCTGTAACACATACGTGGTATCTTCAATCAATACCACATCATTCCGAAGATACGGAATATAAAGTGGCACTGGCCATTCTCGACCATCCCATGCGAAAACATATTCAACCAATAACAGATCAGAACTGGTGATTCGACAACCACTTCGAGCTTTGAGTTCATACTCAGCCCGACGTTCTGGTGTCATTGTTCGATAGTGAAGATATGTAATTTTTCCTCCAAAGAGTTTGATTGCTTCTCGAAACATGGTGTCAACAAAAGCTGCAGCACCAGCGAGCTGTTCTGCCATAAACCCACGCAACAAATAGTCATTGTATCGGGGTACTTTTGTATCAAGAGCATCAAGAATCTTTTTTAATTGTTGCATACTGTTAGTCCTTGTTCTAGGCGGTTTTAGCAGCTTTTATTATTTTGTAAATTCCGATACCGAGCGGAAGTACAACTGCAACCGTCTTTGCAACGATACCAAGTGTGGTAATCAACTCCTTATGGAATTTCATTCGTTCTCCCGTTATAGCCAGAACTGATTCTTTTTCAGCTTGTTGTAGTTTGATCTTTTCCACTTCTAGTTTCTGTTGTGCAAGGTCAGCAGCACGATCGTGATAATCACCACTGACCAATGCATTATATTTAGATTCAAGTGCCTTAAACCGTTGAGTGAGTTCTTTCTTTTCTTCTATTAAGGCATTGATTTTAGCAGTGTCTTCCAAGCGTGCTTGTTTAAGCATACTACCAACTGCTCCGGCTTCGATCATATCTGGCTTTTGGTTCTTTTCAATCTCCAAAACATTTACCAACCAAGCACGACTTGTTGACATTCGCAATCCACCAAGTGTCCATACCCGAGGATCTTGTGTCAACAATTCAGTGAAGGTTGAACGATATCGTGTAAACTCATCTGGCGAATGTTCTTTGTCTCGAAAGGCCAGAAGAACATCGTCGGGTTCATCCACGATATGTGTGACACGTACAGCACAGATACGACCTTCAACCACAACAAATAATGAATTGATTTTATTGGTAGGATCGTTTGCAACCAATACAAAAGGAGTATCGGCTCTTCCTTTATTCACTTCAAGACGAATCTGTTGAACCCGTTCTACAATCGCTTCTTTTGAATGTGGATGCTTAGCAAATGGGATCTGGTCATAGAAGCATAAGACTGCATTAATCTCTTCTACAAAATGGGGAGATTCTCGTAGATCCTCATAGGTAATCCGCATGCTCTTATGGTTGGTCGGGGTGTTCTCAATACCCATTGAATTAAATGTACGTTTTATAGATTGTTGTCCAAGACAAGCACGACTGCGAATTTCAACATATCGATTGTGGTGTGATAGATGTCCTGAATTTTGTTCAATTAATACTGGTCGATTATCATATCCGATGGCATATAACTTGTCGCACAGATTGTTAACGATGATGATTTCGTTATAGAAACTACCTCTATTATGGGGCAATGCGCCAGATGAAAATGAATCGATTTCTCTTACAACCGTGCAGGATTGCTCGGCGATGATCATGTTACAGAGCTCCTCCAACAAGATTATAGCTACAACTCAAAGGAATAATATATATTCATTATTCCGACGAATTGTTGACTTGTTAGAGAAACTTTTAGTCAAAGGACACCATGAGTATAAGATCGTAATTCAAAGTAGTGAATAACCTAGGAATGTAGTAAAAAAATATAGAGACGAAGAAGGGATGGGCATATGCCCATCCCTTCTTTATCGCATGTGATAGTTCCTCCTATTAAACAGGAGTATTTGTCATTGCCAGACGGACCAGCTCCTTGTGGCGGCGATAGGCAGTGATTGCACCGAAGATCGAGAATCCATAGACGATCGAGATACCAACAATTTTGAACATGACACAGTCCTGTGAGTGAGAAAAGAATACATTATTGTATCTGTCTTACACCTCAATGATATATATTTGAATTCCAATGAAACGCAAGATCAGAACATATATGCCATTTCAACAACAGAAGAACTTAATAGTTCTGTAAGAATTGTTTGATTGATCTTTCGCATCATTGCAACATTTAATAATGGAAGACTACAAAAAATACTGTTACATGTATTCTGACTGCACAGAGTATTGATTGTAGTCCCAATCTGTGTCAACATAGAATTAATATATGTTATTAATTGAGATGTGGTATAAGTTGGCGTTGCCGTAGCTAAAACAATACCGCTTGATACGACAGTAGGACTTTTTCCAGTCGTTGTCTGATCACTTGGTTGAAGATTGGTTAACAAGTTGGTTAATATACCGGGTGCATCTGGAATATTATTTACACCTAGAATTGTAAACATAACACTCAGGGTTAATGCATCCCCCCGTTGAGAGACACTTGCCAATCGATTTTTAATCACTTGACGAGTTACATCAGTTACCATGGACGATCCCATGAGAGAAGTAAGGGTTCCACTTAGGCCGTGATCGATTGCCAATGCAGTAACTAAATTAAATTGATTTTGTTGAAATGAATAGTCGACAATGGTAACTGGAGCAAGACCAGACACTAACCCACCTGCAGCCGTGATAATGTCACCATATGATCCAGTTGAAATTGTAGATGGAATACCTAAAATATCAACACCACTTGCGTCTACTGCAACACCAAGACCGCCTACCCAGATACTGGCAGCTACTCCTGCAATTCCCACTACATTTGGAAAAGAGATAGCAACCTGCGTGATAAAATCTGACAATGCTGTCATATCAGGAGAAGCTGTTAATGGAAGAATCGTTATAGTTGTATCTACAATGGGTATCGTGGCATATGGTATTGGTGTAAAAGATGCAGAATTTGTTAGATCAATAGAAAATGCTAATTTAAAATTGGCTTGTGTCTGACTGAACACGACGGCCATTGCAATAGCCAAATCGGCATCTGTAAGAAGAGTGATTCCAGTTTGTGCTGCCAGTGCAACTTGTTGTGCCAAAGACAACAGAGATAGTGCTTGTGTTGTAGCATTCAGAGACTGACTAAAATTAACAGGTGTAAGTTGGGTAACAGTTGGGGAGGTAATAAAAGTACCACCATACGGCTGCCCTGTTGAAAATGAAGTTCCAATTGGATCTTTAATTGGTGTTGTTAGAATGGACAGAGCAGCATTTGCAGTATTAACAAATTGAATAGCACTACCAGCTGCGGCTAAAATATCTCCAACGGCAGCATTGGTTGCACCACCAGGAGACAACAAACTAACAACACGAGCACCTGCTACTAATGTGGATAATGCCTGCTGTTCAACAGTGGTGATACTCGAAGGTTGTACAGGCATGTTACTGTGTTACCTTCCGATCATAATCGTTATTGCAAAACATGATGAAAGAGGGTTGTCTGTCATCAAGAATAATACCAACATCAGAGTCAAGGTTATCGATAGGAAGTTCTTTTAAAGATACTTCTTCAGATGGAGACTGGAGTTCTAAAACCATTTTCCCACCCCAACACTAGATGTTGTTATCAATGTGTGCTGCTCGAAAATAGGTTCCGAGAATTACCGAACTCCGTGCTCGTGAATCAGAGCCAATCGAGTTAAGTGACACCGCTCCAGTTTCTTCCAACTGCGCTCGGAATGTAGCATATGCTGGAAGATCGCCTCCTCGAACTCGAATCAATTCAGAGATCGAGACTTTAAGTCCTTTAGACAAAATTGTTTGCATTTCAACTGATGAAATTGACGAACCTTTATCTGGTTTTACAACCTGCCCACTAAAGGCATCGATCTTTGTGTCACTGCTTGGAACTGAGATCTTTGACATCAAAAATTGCTTGAGTCGACGTACGGGTAACATCAAAACAGGATACGCCTGGGGTGTCAAATAATAGCGTTGCGTCGTACTATCCCAAAGACGTAATCTTTCAAACAAATTAAGTTTGAGATCACGTGCAGCTTTGAAAATATTCACAGGTTTAAGATTGAGTTTCATGTTAGGAACATACAGAGTTAGTTTTATCTTTCCTTCTTTTATACCTACCATAAAACTATGAAATTGAATGTCTGACCATGCATTAAATTGGTCTTGATATCGTTTGGTATTACTACCACTAGGATCAAGCGTACTAATTGTTTTAAGGATCAGTGCTTCTGCTGCTTTTCTCTTAGTATCTTGAGATGTACCAGCTTCCATGGCTGATTTGAGTGTACTGAACACTACCAAATATCCTTCTGTCAAACCAGATCTATAGCATGTTTGCCCTTCGAAATTATTTAAATTCCTTTTGTAAACTATAAAACAAAAAATAAATCCAGACCATCTTTCAATGATCTAGATCTATGATACAAAAGATAATTATCGTCGACACCCAATATAAAGTAGAATGAGAAGTAGACATTGTGTCGGCCATAGCAGTTTCCAAGACAGATACTGTGTAATCCAAATGCCAATAGAATCCAATAATACAAATGATTTATAGGACGCAATAAAGAATTCCATAGAGTATTGTTGCTTGAGTTGATGAGGATCTGTCCACATGTAATCATTCCAATTCAACATAAAAATAAAACAGACATCAAAAGAGAAGATGGCCCACGACGATCGTTATTAGCTACGATCGTCGTGGGAGCAGTGGGGAGTTACGCGGTAGCACCGGCGAGAGCCGCATCAACAACATCTTTCGCAGTCGGCAGTTCTGCGGCCTTCTTGGCAGCATTCCGACGAGAGGACATGCCGATGCCGAGCATGGTGACGACGGCGAGTGCGGCGCCGACAGCGACGACCGTTCCAATGGTGCCCATGGAGATTCCAGTCTTGGCAACATCGCCGACGGTTTCGACCACGGTGGTAACAACTTCGCCAGCAGTTTCGGTAACAGTAGCGGTGACTTCAGTGACGGTATCCATGATAATACAGCTCCAAATGAGATAAGACATTTGATTATGTCTGTATCTTCACTAAAATGATATATATCTGAAATAAGATGAAACTCACTAAATCAATATTATTGCTTGGGTTTTAAACGAAGGAATTGTAAGTTGTCCTATTGTTCCTTTTGTAACCCGAGCCTCCATATCACTACTTTATCAATCACCCCACATTACCCTTAGGAGTTGATGATACTTTATATTTTGAAACAGTAATATCTGGTGTTGGAAAATGTTCTTCTTTATATGTCTTCAACCAAGTCGCAGCACGAAGAGCTTGTTCTTTCCATTTGGGTGTCCAAAAATCAATCATCTCTTGTGTAAAATTTGGAGACACAACTGTCTTTGGATGATAGTCAGCTAAATATGCAATAACTTCATCAAGAGTCATACCAAACCGAAACATAGCATCAATCATACCTGCTTCCTGTTTACTAAGTCCTTCGATGGTATTAATGCCTAACATAGATTCAGCATGACATTTCTCACATGATGTTGGAACACAGATACAATCTCCGGCATGAGAACCAAGTAATTCTTTTGTAAACTCTTTAATTTGTTTGGTTCCACGAGCAGTAAGCCGTTCTTTAAAATTAGCAGGATGTAATTCTGCATATGCCTTGGTTCGATCAAAATGGGTACCTTCTTTAAGATACAATCTTGCTATAGTTACATGACTTTTGAATGCTTGAAGAATTACCTTTAAACGTAAGATTTCTTTATCATGATCATTAAGTTCAATAGTAGTTTGCAATGGATTGGGTGCATATATGATTTTCATAGTGGTACCTTTCTATCATACGGTTTTATATTACTATCCTTATAATTTAATAAGTCATTATTAAAAATTAATAGATGTAGATCTGTCATCTGACAGATCTACATCTTTCTGTTATGAAAATGTTATGACTTTAAATAGATTTTTCAGTTTCTGTTATCTTTTCTGCAGGGGGAATTTTGCGGGTATATGGTTTACGTCCAAGACATCCACAACTAAGTGCATCTCCGGCTGTTAGATATTTACCAAGTTTAACAACACGGCTACCACATTTGCACTTACAATTCCAGGTAGCTCGACTCCGAGAATCCAGACTGTGAAATGACATCACTGTCAAGTTACCAAAAACTGACCCAACCAGACTAGCACAGCGAGTAGTTTGCATGTTTATCTCCAAGTATAGATTGTTGTATCTTCGTATGATTCGTGTCTTATTAACCTACATATTCCTAATCCACTGAGTAGAAGGATATACACCATCAAATCCTTCCTCAACAGTAGGATTTACAAATGTAGTTCGCATGCGATCATCTGCTTCCACTGGAATTATTTTACCAGGACGATTCAAAAGACGCAGTTGTCTTTCTTCTTCATCCACGCGGCATACCATAGCTATCTTTCGATAGTAATCTGGTACATCAAAAATACTACGAGAACGACTCGCAAGAGTAAGATGTGTGGCATCGTGGATAATATTTTTATTACCCAAAAGAGCTTTCTTTCGAGCAGTCTGAACAATACCTTTGGCAGTTTCGATATAAGAAGAAAAGACTTCTGTATAAGTTGTTCCTTCTTGTTTGGCATATCGTTCAATTTCATCATCTAAACTGAGTACAATGAGTTCATCGGGGTTCAATCGCGCACATACCGTATTACGAAATGTTGTTTTTCCAGATCCTGGAAGCCCCACCAAGACAATATAAAGGGAAGCCTGATGCATCGATGATCTTCCTTTTTGTTATTTGTTTGCTAATAATAAAACAGGGGAGCAACTTCATGCCAGGTACTAGGAACCGGATGTCCCCTCCATGCATTATACATTTGAGTTGCAGCACTAGCTATTGATAGAAGTTCGTCTCCTGTTCCCATACCAGGACAGACAAAACGAGACGTCTGTGGACGTAGTCGCAGTGCTGCCGACATGGCCATAAACACATTGAGAGTGCCCCGAATATCACCGTGCATAACCATTGTCGGAGCATAAACAAGGACAACGCCTGGGGTAAGATCAACAGCGATTGCTGCTCCAACAGGAAGACCGGCTGGCCAATTCTCTTGAATCTTAGTTTGTACTTTCTCTTGTATATCAGGCCACCGATTTACAATAGACAGAGCAACTCCACTGTCCATAATACCAAATGAATTACCTGGAACAATTAGAGTATCACCATAACACAGCTGGTCTTCAATCTTAGAAATAGTATAAAGATAATCAGGACCAAATCTTTTTTTCAATACTCGAATGACATCAGAACTCTGATCAACAAAATGCAAACGCGGAGCATCGTCCATTGTAAACATCCTAACAAGTGAGATTAGATGGCCAGTTCCATACAAGGAAGATACTTCATTAGATATATAAAGAGGTTTTCAAATCCTTCAGTCATCAGTGTATTATTGTCAGACACTGATTCGAATATCTGCCATACTGGAATGTCTTTTCTGGATGTAATGAGAATAACATTTCCAACTGTAACATCACAGGATGAATTGAGATTACGAACATCAAGAGAAGTTGGAACATCTGCATCCGTCATCGAAACGAAAACATAAACTTGATCAGATAAAAGTGTACGAACTGCAAGATCCGCATGATGTTTTGTAACTGTAAAGATTTCAGTCCAATGTTTTTTCTCAAGAAGTTGTAATTTTGTGATACCATATCGGTCTGCATACGCAACAATAACTGAGGCTTGCGACATGGATATATCCTTGGTGTTAATGCAGGGTTTCAATATTATTACAAGTCCATTTAACAAGACAGCTATTGTCTCGAATCATAAAAGTTCCAGTCATAATACCATCTTCAACCAGGTCATGAATATCATAAACCTGAGCAAGGATTTCATTCGTATCGGATTGAGTCCACACAGTAATTTCACCAGTATCAAACGTAAGATCTCGTTTATCAGGAATCATAACAAACTCCTTTAATAAATAATGTTTTTATTTGCGGATTGCAATACCATTATCATCCAAGATCCATAGATCTGGTCGAATCAATACGCGAAGATCATCAATGAGTCCTTCAACCTGATCATCTGATAATGCAGGACCGTTCTGTATATTCACAGCACGTTCTTCTAATGAAGGAACATCACACTCCACTAGATTATCTGGATCAATACCGAAAACACACCTCTCATGCAACAAGTTATTGTTGAATTCAGCTAATACATTAACTCGCATGGTGATGCTGTTATCGTCTTCTTTATCAAACACGGCAAGTGTTACGTTGTGATTAGTGGTTGTCAATCGATATAATTTCCACGGTTGAAATTTTCTCGCGACTCGTTGTACAATTTTTGGACGTTCTGCAACCCAGGCACCCCATTCGAGCATGTGGGCTTCTGTCGGATTAAACCAGTTTCCCACGGTAGCAATTCCTTTATGTTGAAGAAATGTGATAGGTGTTAACACCTATCACATCCTCAGTTGTTACAAGAGTCGAATGTATCGATTTTTCTTTACCTCAGCAGTAGCAATATCAATCCGAGCATGATCACTGGTACCAAGAAGAGATTCCAGATCAAGAAACTCGGCTACACGAACAGAACTTCTATTTAGATATTCTGGGGGGATATTCAAAAAGAAGTGTTTATCGAGACTGTGTACCAACAGAACAGAACCAGTTGGATTGATTGCGATCTTTGCTTTCTCTGGCGAGACGCGCTGGATTGCAATTACATTTGGAGTATTGCTGTTCAATGCCAATACATAATGCACACATTTTGGCTCGGGATATGTGTAGATTATATCTGTCATGCTACCACGACAGATGGTCTTTCGTAACGAGATTTCTTTTACCACTTCAATCGTATCGATAGTTCCATTGCGTCGAATTGCTTTGGAGATTGGAGTAGTGTAGAAATACCCTTCTTTTCGCAATCCTGGAATAAATCCTTTGACACAACAAGCTACCCCGTCAAGGATGTTGACCGTGATTACTTTATCTGATTTAGGAGTAGCATCGAGATCAATCTTAATCCCGTAGATGTCCCCAGTGGTAATCTTTGGAATATAACCAGTTTCCAATTTACCAGTCTCACTCACTCTACACTGAAAAGGACCGTCGTAGATATAGATTTCCAATGTTTCTTTAGGGAAAGATTCGATGATGGCTGGAATCTCATCAAGGGAATCAAATTGGATACACCCTCCTCCAATCCGAATATATCCGATATAGGCAGGAATTTTAGTTCTGCGTGGAGTCGGATATCGCTTCTTAATGACCTGGGCTTCAGTGGCCATTTCATCAGAGATTCTTCCAAAGGAATCTAGTAATTCTCGAAGTGATTTTTCAAGATCGAATTTACGTTTTTCTTGTTCTGTTCGGGAAGTGGTTGTCAGAATACGCAATCGTGTATTAACGACATAGTTGGATTGAAACAGAGTCAGGTTATATTGATCTTGTAACAACCGGATACTGTTTTCTTCTGTGTTGACACGGAGCAATGCCACCACAGCATCAAGATTATCGCAGACAACCATCAGGGCCTCAACCTGACGAAGCTGTGTCGTCAAAGTTCCAATCTTTAATTTCTTTGAAGAAACTAAGATATTGTATCGTGCATCATACCAAATTCGCAGTAGATTCGGTTGTGATACTTGAATCACATAACCACCATCGTTGTAGTTTGGAATAGGAGATACAGATCCGGAAAATGAAATCTTCTTGGAGATCAATTCCCAAGCTTCAAAAACGTTAACACCTCGCTTGAGTTTAATGCAGATGTTTCCAATCAATGGATTGGCAATACCTGCACTATTTTTTCCAGTAAGATCCTTAACCCACATAATATTTTTATCAAACCAGCTATTCTTTTCCTTCATCAAGTCTTCGATAACAATATCGAGTCCTTTGAAAGGAGTACCATATGGTAATGTATTGATGTGGATGGCATCCGACAGTAAGACAACTTCACCATCCATCTTTATCTTCTGTGTAAATTTACCTTGTTTGTAAGCAGCAAGAAGTTCCCGATGATTGGTCAATGTGCAAATGCTCGGAAAATCGGGGAGGAATTTCTCTACATGTTTCACATAGTCAAATGGTTCCAATGGGGAGTGCTTCATATGTTTACAGAAGTCAACTACAAGATCACACACATCTGCAAGATTGTGAGGAACCGTATAGCTGCTCATACCATAGCCAATTGAACTATTGGCATATAACAAAGCAGTAGGAATTGCTGGGATCAAATGGATGGGTTCGTATCCATTCAGTCCTTCATTCTGTTCTTTTGGGAGTGCTCGATATTCAATTCCTTCAAAGAACACATCCCGTGAGAATTCCGAAAGTCTTTCATTGGTATATTTGCTGGCAGCAGGCCGAGGATCTGCATATGTTCCACATGCACTATCAAAGATCAGTGGAAGTGGATTATATTCATGACTCTGTCCCAGTCGAGCAGCCGCATGATAGATACTATCTTCACCATGCGGATGATTTTCATTCGTCAGTGCAATTAACTTTGCACTTTTAATAACACCATTGGTGTCTCGAACCGCATCTACGATTCTACGAAGAACTGGTTTCAATCCATCGACAGCATTTGGATGAGCAGCCTTGATCATCGACAAGGCAAATTGTGTTAGATTTTGGTCGATGATTACCGATGCAGAAATTTCATCTGTCATTATCTATATCCTCATTTGCATTGTTTAATCTTCCTCATTGTAGGATGGTGTTCCGATTGGTAGGATCGGCGAGGTTACACGCGCATCTTCTACTTGAAGTACTCCTGGAGTTGGGGTAGATACCATCAATTTTGTAGGATCAGAACGAGACTTGGGTTTTTGTGTCAATGAAGGACCATCAGCAGCATCCTTACTTCCAACTTCAATTAAATCACCTGTCTTTGTTCGGATGACAAATCGAACTTCTACAATATTCAGTCGTAGAATATTAAGTAGTATGAAATAAAAGAGTCTCCAGGTAATTTCATCTTTGAGTAAAGCTTTTCGTAAATTACCACGATCAGTGTTGATCCCAGAAGGTGAGCTCCCAATTCGTCGACCATATTCACCACACAGCGCAGAGAACTGATCCATGGTGATTTTGTTACGATAAAAGATCAGCCGAAGCAGACGCACTAGGGGAGATCCCACTGCGTTTACATCATCTTTGCTAAACATGAGTGCCATGGAATATCTTCCTGAAGTTGTTATGTTGATGTGGATTATTCTCCCAGGATCCACATCAACATTTCAAGTGACGTTATGTACGACTGAGGAGTTGTTTTCGTGCTGCCGTATTTTTACCAAGAAGTGCAAAGATCCGCTGTACATCACCAACCTCAGTGATCTTGTACATATTGCGATATTGAGGATCCATACACACACGGCCCATGTCAGCAGGTTTCATACTACCAAGACCTTTGTATCGTTCGATAGAAAATTGTTTGTCAAGAGTCGTTAACATGTCATTAAGTTTCATAATCGAAACTTCACGATCTCGGAACTCGGAGCTATTCTTTGTAGTAATATATATCTGTTTTTTCCGCCATTGAATTCGGTTCATCAGAGGCAACACCGTATCAATCAGTCTTTTCCACACATTCTTAAGTGGAATGATATGGTCCTCGCTTCCGATTGTCAGAATGAGAATATTGCCATTCTGTTCATATGTAACGCGATCAACATCAGGCACCAGCTGTTTGATACGGGCAACATCAATCTTTTCTAATGAAGGATCAAGTGCTGCCGTGATATAGGTCAGTCTTTCTACAACTGGCGGATCCACCAATAGTTCTCGAGACAGGTTGTCAATAGCTTCACCAATTTCCAATACATTCCGTAATGTTCGAATACACTCATCATGTTCTAATAGACGAGTTTTGTCTTTAGAGTGCTTAACTCTTTCACCGAATGTAAATGTTTTCATATACACATTTTCAATTAACCAATCTCGCAATGCCAGTTCATCACGAAAATAGATATTGGGAAGATTCATCTTTTTGGCTGTATATGCCAAACTGTAAAGTGGTGGGGTAATGATATTGAGCATACCCGAGGTAATTATTTCCGGACACAATGCATAAAAGTTACCAACTAAAATTGCAGTGATATGTTGGCCATGAGAATCAGCATCTGTCAACACATTCAGACTTCGAAAATTCAAAGTATTAGGATTAAATTTGTTTGGATTAATGCCCGTAATTGTAATAATATTTTGATAGATATCGTTATAACGGATATCAACTGCAGTCTGTCGAATATTGTCAATTGTCGTAATGCCGTTGAATGGTTTTCCTCGCAGTTTATAAAGAGCTTGGAATTCACTATTGCGACCTTCAATAACACTACTTCCGGCGCTGTCTCCTTCAACTAAGAACAATTCAGCAGTACTACGGTTTGTTGTCCAGCAATCCTTAAACAATTCACTGAGACCCTTAACCTCTTCAAATAGACGATTGAAGTTTTTAACTTTGACAACACCAAGTACTTCGTTAGTATATTTGTCTTCGATATCAGCAGCCAACTGTTGATAAAGCGCTGCAATAAATGCAACACTTTCTGGCATTGCTAATTGTTTCTTGATGGAAGGTTCATATACATTGCGAAATTCTCGAGAAAGAAATGCACTCTTTGTTGTACTTGCAAATTCTGCACCTGGATATTTAACATCGACTGCCAAATAGATAGGAACTCGATATTGATCCAGAAAGAATTTTCGAAGTGGAGCTTCCTTAATATAGACACTAATGGCCTGTTTAAGAGCATCCATAACAGTCAAGAAATGGGTACTTTTCAGGTCATCAATAGCAACATTGTTTACCATACCAAATCGTCCTCCCAATTCGGAGAATTTGACATAGTAAAAACGTACTTCATATCGAACCATCACTTCACGAACTTCTGGTTTCGTAATGGTTGTCAGGAACGAATCATGAATGGTATTCTGCAACATAAATGGACGAGTGATGCCAAGATAACTACGGATCCAGGCATTTCGATCAAATGTTGCTTCATTGAAAACAACTGTAGCTTCTTCTACATACTTAGCAACAATAGCTTCGGCTTCTGGAATATTGCTCAACCAAATTTTCTCTGGAAGTCCAAGAGAATGAATACGTAACTCAATATTCATCTTTCGAAAGAAACAATACTTTTGAATAAGAATAAGAAGTTGGTCTCGTCCCACTTCATAGAAAGTATCGATCCCACTTGTCATAATGATGGGATCTGGTTCAAAGATAACGGTGACACCAGTTTGTACTGGAGGAGTGTTGATCAGTTCAACCACTTCATCTGTTTTACCTTCATTGACATAAATGGCAGCTGATGCTTCCGCACAGTGGGTAATGGCTTTGAAGTGACGAGATGTACCGGCAGTTGCTTTACCACCCTGACCAAATAATCCACCACTATGTTCATATGCATTGGTATTGAATTTACCACTGGTATGCATCTTTGTATACGAGTCTAGTAGCTTACCAATTGGCAGTCCACGACCATTATCCGTTACAACAACTTGATAGGTATTTTTCTCAGCATCAAAACACAACATGACAAGAAGTTTACCAACCATCTCAGCCATAAGAGCAATCTCATCAATACCATTCGTGATGATTTCGATTGCTTGGTGAACAAGTCCTTCGATGCCAGTGGAGGGAAGTAATGCGGTGGGACGCATTCTCACGTACTCTAGTCTCTCAGGACTCCAAATCGAATTTTCGTTGTATTGACCATATTCACTCATGGTAGTCTTTCTCCAACTGGTAGTGCATGGGGGTTTATTAAATAAGAATTATTCTCAGAGACTCACTCCACAACAGGATGCGTTGTGTAGCGGTGCTGTTAGATTATACATAGAATGACTCCACGAAATAAAGGATTATTTGTCTGTATTTAGCTGCATTCTATATCAGATGTATAGTGGTGCGTCAGGTGTTATTCAATCTAATAATATATATCTAAAATACAGGTGAATTGTCTCATCAAATTCATGATCCTTGTGTGACAAGCATTATGATATAATATAGAAGGAACCACACGGATTCTTAAATTTTAACACCGAAAGGCGCGAAGATTATGAGTGATACAACTTCTGAAATGGTCGCGCCAACAGGTGTGACTGCTGATCTTGTCCAACTGGATCAAATTTTTGATGATGCCCGTGCAAAACGGAATGCTGTCGTCGACTTGCTAACGCCCATTATCCATAAACTGACGATTAATACAACAGAAGCTCGACAGACTGAAGTACAGATGCAATTGATCAATACGTATCTGTCAACAATCAGTGCCAATGAAGCAGCTGCCAGTCGTCGTGTTGGTAGTAAACTGAAACAGGTTGAAGCAAACACTGCCAATAAACATAGTGCAGCAGTTGCCGAATTGTTGGCAAAGATTACAGTTGGATCTATTCAAATTGGAACAGCTTCTGTTCAGCCGAGTCCAGAACAATCAGAAGCTGATTTGGAACGAGCATTTTTAGAAAATGAGCTTGATCCTATTTCTGAGACTGAACTCAAAACAGATCATCGAGATATTGAATAATACGACAGAATAGTTAGCTTCAGCCCTGGGGCTGAAGCTAACTACATGTTAAATTTTAGTTGAAAGAATAGTAATACCAATATCCGAAAGAGTTGCATCTTGTGACGCCGGTGCTACAAGTTGAAAGACATCTCCTGCAGCAAATGTTACTGCAGTAGTGCAAAAAAGAGTATTGGCCGTATGACTGCTGGCAGATAACAATATCCCAGCAATCGCAGTAGTTGTTCCACCTGAAATTTTATTAATAACAAAAAGTGAAGATCCTGCTGAAACCACTCCTGCATATGAGAAAGTTCCGGTTAAACCAATAGGAATCGTTATTGCCATTCCCATAACAAGGTTATATGTCTGAGCGGCATTAGGTTTTCCTTGAATAATAAACGATAGAGGAAAATCTAAAACCTCTGTAGGTAGCTCAGCATAAGTTAAAGTTTTATTAACCCAGTCAGTTCCGTTGTAAACCAATGCCTGATGATTGGTAGGTGAAGTAATAGCAGCATCTGTTGCACCGGAAATTGTGCTAGTGCCTGATGGTCCTTGAGGACCAACAACGTTACCAACATCGAAAATACCTGTAACAACTCCATTAACAGTTGCACTTAAAAGAAGATGTCCAGATACATTGATAGTAGCTCCAGTATAACCGTTACCGGTCAACCCAATTGAGCCATTCGTTCCATTAATACCATTTGTGCCATTGGTACCAACAACATTGCCCAAATCAATGGGACCAAGTGTAGAACCGCCAGCCGAGGTTGCTGTCAGTATCAGATGTCCTGATGAGTTGATCGTCGCACCACTGAACCCAGGTCCGATTAATCCGGTCTCACCGTTTGTTCCGTTGGTACCGACAACTGCACCCAGATCAAGTGCTCCGACAACCGATCCAGCAATTGTCTGGGTTAAAAGAAGATGCCCTGATGAATTGATAGAGGCATCACTAAATCCTGAACCACCGATTCCTGGGGACCCTGGCTCACCAATAACACTTCCGAGATCGTGGGTTCCCGCTGTACTAGTACCATCAACTCCAGTTAATACCAAGTGACCAGATGAGTTAATAACTGCGGCACTATAGCCAGGACCCGTGTCGCCAGTAATGGTTCCTGTAATAGAAACGGTGGTGTCATTGCTTAGATTAAAACTAAGTATTCCACCTGTTGAAATGCTTCCACCAACAATCGTTACCTGGGGTGGAATACCTAGATTGGAAATTGCGGCTGCTTGTGCCAAAGGACCAACGGCTGCAATTTCAGAAAAACAATTTTCAATAAGTAGGGGTTCATATCGTGCTGTCATGATGTTGCATCCTAGTTCTTATTATTCAATTACAGGTGCATACTACACTTTATGCTGGGACAAAATTGACTGTCGGAACACTGGTGTATGTAATAGATACCTGATCTCCAGAAACGACATTAATCCCACCTGATGTCTGTCCAGTTGGTACAGCAGTTGTCCCACGTTTAATTGTGATTGATGTTACCGCGCCACCGTTTACAAAGAGGACACCACGCGCCAAGGCCGTATTAACATAAGGTGAACCTGAAGGCACAATGGTTACAATCGCGCCACCGGCTGTAGCTGCACCAGATGTGAGTACTGCATTACTGCCTACCGTGAGACTACCAACGATCGTAGCGTTACCTGCGCCATCATCAAGTAAGTTTTCTGCACCCGATAGAATGTGGCCTTTGAGGCTAACCGAGAACGTGGTGGCCTGATTGAGCACTGGAATTTGTCCCCAGGTCACACCTGCGCTACCGACACTGGTGTTGAGGTAAAGTTGTGGGATAGATGGAATGCCCTGATTGGTGTTGATGTAAACTGAACCTGGATTGGCCGATGAGGTCGGTATACCAACACCAGTCGTGATCGTAGGACCCCCAGTTCCTCCTACAATTATAGATGGTATCATAAAAATACCAGTGTTATCTATATACCATTTTGCAGTTAATGCTGTAGCTGCAGAATAAATATCATAGGCAGCAGTTGCACTATCTTTAATAAAGATACCAGATTGAAAACGACCAGTGCCACCTGAAATTTGTAACCCATATGTTACTTTATTTGATCCCGTGCTAACGGCAAGAAAAGATCCTTTTGATGTAGCAGACAGTTGAATACTATCATCTGTTCCCGTATTGTTAGTGACATCGGATTCAATTGCCACACCGTATCCCTGAGTACCTGACGGATAGATTAAGTTAGGATTAAGTCCATACAGAGTTGAAGTCATACTGTTGGCTAAACCAACAAAATAACCAGCACTAATACCATACGATGCATTTGTTGCATCGTTGCGTACTTGCACAAATAAAGCTTGGTTGTTGCCACCTATTCCAGTCGGTGCATTGATCGCTTGAATACCAATAAGAGTGTGGCCGGTTGAATCTGTAAATCGTTGTTGAAAACCAAATCCTACAGTTGTTCCAACGTATTGTGATGAAATTCCAGGAAATGTATAAAGACTTGGCATTGAAAATGGGCCAAGTGCCAGAGATGCTACTTGTGATCCTTCATTAAGGACTCCACTAAAATTATAGCTACCTGGTGGAATGATATATGAAACGCCATATCCCATGGTTGCATTAAACGCCAGATCATCGTGTGCAATCCCATCACCAACCGCACCGTTGTCTTTAACTGTTGGTAAGGTAGCAAATCGATCGGCAAGGGTACGAGGTGTTATCCCGTGCGTACTAACCACACTTCCACTTAGTGTCGTAAATGCACCAGATGATGGGGTAGTAGATCCAATCGGCGTGTTGTCGACAGTACCTCCGGTAATATTACTACTGGATGGTCCTGTTGGACCTTGAGGTCCAACCACACTTCCAAGATCTACTGTTCCGGTTACTACTCCAGCTGTCACTTGTCCCAGAATCAAATGACCAAAACTGTTGACAGCAGCTGAAATGTAACCAGATCCCGGTGTCCCATTTGTTCCATTGGTACCAACAACATTACCCAGATCAGTTGTTCCAGTAACGGTACCACCAACAGCTGTATTGGTTACAATTAAGTGCCCCAATCCGTTGATCGTAGCACTACTGAACCCGGGTCCAACTTGACCTGTAGTGCCGGATGTACCAACAACATTTCCAAGATCAACAGTTCCACTAGTAATACCACCTACAGAAGTTGTTGTTACAATTAGGTGGCCTGAACTGTTGATACTAATATCACTAAATCCAGGACCCTGCTGTCCGGCAGATCCATTACTTCCTGGTGCGCCAACAACATTACCGAGATCTGTTGTACCAGAAACAACACCAGCTGTCGTCTCAGTCAAAATTAAATGACCAGATGAGTTAATACTGGCTGCACTGAATCCTGGGCCAATTTGTCCGGGAGCACCTATAATGTTACCTGTAACTGTAACTGTGGTTCCATTGCTCAACACCAGAGCAAGAGATCCAGTTGGCGTTATATGACTAGATTGAATAACAATAGGTGTTCCAATGCCAAGATTGGTTTGTGCGGACAGTTGAGCGGCAGGGCCAGCTGCAGCAATTTCACCAAGACAATTTTCTGCAAGTAAGGGTTCAAATGTAATCATTTTATCAGATTCCTTCTATATCGGATCCTCATAAAATGATAAAGTTAATCATCATGTAAACAAAATTATAGAAGAAGAAGAAGGAGAGGGGACATAGTCCCCTCTCCTTCTCTTTCAATGAGTATTTATTAAACAGTTGGCTTCTGAAGATTCACAATCCGTGCCTGTTCCTGCAGGAACATTACAAGTGGGGCACACTTCAAACGGGACTGCAAAATATCTGGACGGATCTTTGAAGCATCTCCGATGTCTACACCATTCACGGCATGGCGAAACAGGGTATAGACAATCTCAGTGCGAAATCGAGATTGCATATCAAGTGCTGCAATCCCCTGAAGTGCAGCACCTTCCTGCATTACATCATTTTTGTGTTTAACAAAGAAGTCCCAGACTACCTGAAATACTTCAGGCGTTGGTGTTGCCAACAGACGAGCAACGATGTTGCCAAGCGTTTTTGCGGCATCTGAGAAATCTGCTTTTGCTCCACCACGACTGGTCAGATATCCTCTGTAGTTATCAAGCAACTCAACCAGGATACTCACCGCCTGAGACACAGGAGCTGTCGTAGGAGCCGGTGTTGGTTCGACAACAGGTGCTTCAGTGGAAACCGGCTCGACCACTGGAGCAGTGGTGGGTGCTGGGGTAGGAGCTGGAGTGGGCGCGAGGGTGGGAACGGGAGTTGTGGTAGGAGCAGGAGTCTGTATTACTGGAGCATCGGTGGGGGCAGGAGTAGGCGCTAGCGTAGGTGCCGGAGTCGGAGCAGGCGTTACCACAACGGGGGCTACCGTAGGTTCCGGAGTTGGTATAACTGTAGGAACTGGAGCATCCGTCAGCACTGGTGTCGGATCGACCGGCGTAGATGGTTGGTCACTCATTATAGTTTTCCTTGTACTGTATAGATTAAAACACAAAGATCCCGCAGGGCACGGTCATATCATGGTAGATTGTCGATATTCTTAATTAAAAAATCTACCTTTATATTGCAAATCTATTTAACGAGGTAATCTCAATCGATTTCGCTAAATTGAAATGCTTTGACTTTAATGCTGTTTTGGTGAAAACGCTGGTAACCGCCACCGAGACCATCGTAATCATTTCTTGATCAATCGATCTAAACAATTCTCCCATGCAGGTAAAACAGTACCCTGCCTGTGTATGGCAATAGAGAGGCGACCGCATTTGTACCGTCTGTCCAATATACTCAGTAATGTTATTAGCATCTAAGGTAATCAGTTTTCCATTAATCAAGATGTTGCGATAATAATAGTTTTTTGCCATATCTTTTGTCAGATTGACATGAAGATATTTAGTACTGCCACAATCATCACAGATAATCTTAGTATTTTGAAAAACACGAATGATGAATTTGGTTTCTTCACCACCCTTGGCCGTTTGAACCGCACTGGCAAAAGATCCGCGACGGATTTCATTACAGATGACTGGGAAGTCTTTAACTTTCCACCCTTCTTCAAGAGAGGTACCGATGAAGTTAAACCCCTTGCCACCAAACTCTGGAATCATACCACCAGAAATGAGCATCATCTTACGATGAATGGAATAGGATTTATCATCTCTGTCATAAAACAAAGTACTGACATCGCCTTTTAAGGAGGCTTTATCCATGGCAGTTAATTCAGTCTCAATTTGATTCATGACAATAGCATTACCAGCAGCAAGTTCTACGGCATGCTCTTTGAGAAGTTCATTTCGCCGTTTGATAATTTTAGGATCTACTGTAAGAGATCGTTCGGTTAAACTAGGAACAGACAATTCTGTGAAGTGTCCGATAAAATGAAGATTCCGAGAATAATGTTTAAGATTTTCAACACTGATCTTACCAGTACGAAGATTCTCAAAGATAAAGTTGTCTTCAATGCGCTGAATATCCCAAGTGGTATTGATATATGGAATAAGATCACCAAAGGAATCAGCTAAGATAGCATAGTTAAGAAGAAGTCGACCAATCGTTGTTTCTAGCTCGACATCACCAGTATAGTTGATGATATCTTTAGGCTGTAGCATAATTTTACTGTTACGCTGACAGAGCTGTGGTGCAGTCTCAATACCAAGAGGAACCACTGTTAGCTCACGGTCTCCTTTATTGGAATAAATACCATCAACTCCAGTTACACTGTAGAGCTGATTGTTAATATTTAACAATTTCCCAGTATATATCCAGCACTGATCATTGGGAATTGCATGACCCTCTACTGTTAAATGAGCTGTTGTCTTTTCAGTTTCAGTAAACAGATCAAGAAGCTGATCCCGAATAAGAAGAGCTGGGAGATTGTCCAGTATGTGTCGAAGAATCTGTGGAGCAAGTGTGTTCATTTATAAAACTCCCGTGCCAATTCAAGACATCTTCCCGTAATGAATAACTGAAGAGAAGTGTCATCTGTTGTAAGCAGATCTTTGAGACGCTGAAATGTTGCATCTACATTAGCTGTAAAACTTTCTTTTGTAGAATCTTCTTTCATACATCCCAGCATCAGAGACAAGATATCTGCCTGAGATAAATATGTTCCACGCAGTCGAAAATACTCTTCATACAGAGGAGTATTTGATTCAAACTCACGGGTAAATCTAATGACAAGAGCTTGTTCAACCGGATTGATAGATTCGGTCGGGGATTGCTGTTGTTGAAACATCCAAGCATAATTTGCTAATGTATCTGCAGTTGTTGCATTGTTTTTATAAATACTAAGTCGATTATATTGCAATTGAATGTCTGCATGCAATCCCGTATAACTTGAATTTGCATATGTATAATCAACTGCTTTCAATAACCAACTTGTATGTTTTTGTACATAATCAAGATATGATTGTAACATTTCTGAATCAACGGGGGCTTCAAATGGAATAGTGTCAGTTGCAAGAATTGACAATACATAAGCATCAAACACTGGGGTTGATGTCAGTTTGTCGTGTAAAAATACATAGGTATCATAAAACGTATTATTGACATCTGGATAATCTAGTGCAAGATACTCCAGTATATTCTGAATAGTAGTATTGTCAGGATCCCCACCTCCATCCTGTACTGTAGCCGTTATCCAGAGTTTAAATCCCTCGGTTTCAGAAATACTCCGATACAATGGAGTTGGATATACAGCTTCAAATAACAGCAGTGTCAAATCAAGATGATACATATTGTCACATAAATCAGATCTTGCACAAAAGAACTCTAAGCCAATTTCATAAGACTCATCGATAAGAACAGAAAAGCATTCAAGAACCAAAGTTTGAGATGATATTTCATCTTCACTAATCTGTTGCTGCCAGAGTTCACCACCCAAATGAGCTCGTACTCCAGGAGAAACCGAGGCCATGCGTTCAAGAAGTGATGCATGTAGAGTCATGCTAATATCCATTTCATGGGTTATCTAGGTATCTAGAAGATGGTACTTGTCCGATCGGACAAGTACCATCGACTTCGATTTATCGTCATTTGGTACTAATCATCAAACAGATCAATTCAACATCCTCTGTGTATTCAAACACACGGAGGTAATACCCAATTGTTATCAAACATGTACCAATTTTGAGTGATGTTAATATGGTGTTTTGAAAACTATAAGCAATCAATACTCCACAAGCTGCAGAAAGTATACTATTCAATATCCCTGTAGCCACCATTAAGACGCGATGGACTCGAAACACAATGGTGCAGTCGGTAGCAGACAAGACATATTTCAATACCATAACTGTCTGCTTAGAATCAAAATAACTGTAATCTGGTGAGATTTGATAATGCCGAAAGAACCAAATCAATGTGCCAATGCAGAGTCGATGGCACCGGGCAAGAAACATCCAAACTCGTCCTTTGTGTATATATCACTGAGCAATGTCTGATCCTTACTATCAGTATATGCAATACCAAGTGATCTCATCGTGACTATGAAGGGAGTCGAATTCGCATAGGTGATACCACGAATGTCAATGATCGGACGTAGAATTGCAGGAACCTGTTTAAGTGTCATTGGTATCACCAATCGGGTAATCGCTCTTGGATTTTTGTCCATAAATCCAACAAGCCGTTCATACAATGGTGAATCGAATGCCTTAACTAATGCTAGATATCTAGGGTCTTTTAAGACCTTTCCATCTTGCAACAACGGAAGAACATATCCCTTCGATGGAATAACAAATTCACCAAACTTCGATCTAAAGACTTCTTCCCACAACCTCCAATAATAGTGACTTGAAACTGCTGCATCCTTGTAGTCAGTCTCATTGCGAATGGGTGTTGTAGTCAGAAAAAGACGTTCCCCCGCTTCGAGTGATTTGATTACTTTGTTTTCATGATCCAGAACACGTGTTAAACAATCTGCAACTTCAATTGTACCTTTTTCCATAACGGTATCAAAGATCCAATTTACAAAATCCTTTCCAGCTTTCACTGTTTCTTTACACATTGCGCTAGATCGATAAGACAGTCCTTTAATATCTTCCTTTGATTTTGGAAGAACAAATCCTTCTTGGACTGCAACACGTCCAGCATATTGTTTAGGAAGTGGAGTGCGAAGCATGAGAGGATAGAGGAACTCATTCTTCATTGCAATCCGATATCGATCTTCTCCTTCTGCTCCAAAGTTAGTACTCAATCGAGCAAATACTTGTTCTAGTGTCATTGTAATCAAAAATACTACAAATCCATTAATAGCATATGCATCTGGACCAAAGGATACATGTCCAACATACCATTCAATCCAAGATTGTGTAGAAAAAATCACACTATCTGTATCTGAGATGATAACAGCTTTACGAATCATATTTGGATGTGACATTGCATCTGCCACATCACAATCGACACGCAAGAATGTTGAAATCAGAGGTCCAATACCATTCAGTTTATTTTGCATGTGATTGCCAATAGCAATCAAATGTCTGACCCCATCTGGTTCTTCTATCAGTGCATCAGATACTGGTTTTCGACCAATCAGATCTGCATTTAACCCAGATACCATGGCCAAGAGATCGCCATTACAATTGAAGATATCTGTTGGCTTTGCAGTAGGATCAATTGTTACATCAGTTCTAAAGAATTCTTTTAAGTATGGACGAAATACATGTTCATTTCGAATAAGAAGAGTCTTTAAACAATATGCATAATAAACAAATGTGCGTTCGTTCATAGAAAGAGATGCAATAAATTTAGTGAGAGCATTTCGAAGTTTTTCTGTAATACGTTGATATAAACACAGACTGTGAATAAAGTGTTCAACTACATCACTGATGGTTGGAATAATAATTCCATATTGGGCTACAACAGATGCTAAGTCTAGAGGACATATCCGTACCAGTTGCATGCAATAATTAATACAGTGATCTGGTGTTGGAAAGTAGAAATTTCCTTCAAGCATCTTTTCAACATGAGCATAACCACACATAATGCTATGCCGTGCTAGACTTGTAACAGCATTATATCCAGGTTTGTCATATAGAGGATTGTGGGCTGAACCAAAAGCTCCAGGAATGGAGTTATTTTCAATCTTAGTTGAAGCTTGTAGATAGTTATATCGTTGTTCTAAACCACGGTCTCCGACAGAAGCCGCTTTTAACATTTTCTTCTTTAGAACTTTACGAGTACCTATGTTATCTAGAATTTTTCGTTTAAGAAAACTTTCTTTGACTGAGGGTGGCATATAAATTACACCAGCTGGTGTAATGATGTTCTTTCGCAAGGTATCTGTATAAGTTAAAAGATCTGTTGTTTCAATTTTACCATTGCCGTATGATGGATAATTGATCATCTTTAGAGTCGGACGTCTTAACGATTTGGTTACTTCATTGTTGATGAATGTTTGAATTTGAGCGACTGGAACATGAGGATATTGTCTACATAGAAATGCAGACATATTCTCACCATATGCCCGCAATAAGGAAACGGGATCTCTCTCATACGAATTGAATTTAAAGTAATCCATGGATCAATCCCATCAAAGTGTGTTGTGGATTCTATTAGATGTCCATCCCAAGTATGAAATAACGGTTCTTTAAATATATGTAATTTTGAATTTGGGTAAACCATTGCATGAGGCGAATAACCTTTTTTATTCATAGTTATACAGGAGCAATTTTATGTCAGATGATATCCGCCAAGAATTGGATGAACACAAGAAAAATCTTCTTGAATTGAGGAAGCAGATTGTTATTTATCGTGAACAAAAAAGTGGTGATCGTCAATATACATCTCAAGATGGTGTATTGGTTGTTGCTATTGATGGGTTACTAACAACCCTCGGTACAACAGATCCAACTAAGATTACACTTGAATCTATTGTCAAGTTAGATGATGACATTCAAGAAGTGGTTCGGTCATCAGAAGTATTTCTCCAGAGGCATGCCCCGAATCCTGTTGTGTAATATTCTTCTTCCGGTGTCTAGGTTTAATATACTGGAAGAACTTACAGAAAGATAATCAATAATGTCAGTTCTTCCAGAGGTCATGAACATAGAGATACTCTCTGATAAATTTGTTGGTAATTATTGTAGAGATATATTTTATCGTCCCTATTTACGTAAGCTTCGCTACTTATATTTTGGTCTTGAACACAGTAACGATTTCTTTGTGTTCAGTGATACAGAAGACCTTAAATTTAAGTATTGTGAAGCACTCCAAACAACAGGTATTGTTAAAATAACCAATGATCTACATCTTAGAGCAATCAACAATTGGTTTGCACGTCGTGGGATCGATCGTTCTGTTCCGATGTTGGTATATTTTGGCACTTTAATGACATTGTTAAGTAAAATATCCTGGGAATCTCCAGACATTAAAGTTAGACAAACCCCAGAAGGAGTTGTTCTATTTTCAGTAGGAGAAGAAATTGATGTTATGATTGCTAGACCCTGTGATACATATTTCACGTTAACCAAATTACAAGCTTATGTAGACAAATATAATACCATATTTTTCAATCCTACTCAACCAAGTCATCGGATATCTGTACCAGAAACAACAACTCCCAACAAACTGCAGCGTTTGTCGGTATCGTGTCAAGAGCTTTATGACAACGGTTTTCTTGATAAAGATTGTTTTGATGTTAATCTTATGCTTCTTGCAGGACGAGATGTATTGTTAATCAAATCGCTATTACAAAAAAATACATCATACTCAAGTGGAATTCGTATCTGGTCAGATACCAGTCAACGATGTTTAAATTATGGCGGATACTATACGGATGCGAATGTTTCACTATGTGGTATTCGCGATAATGTTTTCCTTTTTCCCAGAATCAAACCGGAGTAAAATATATGTCAATCGATGATGATAATGAAGTTGTCCCAGTTGAAGATACAATTGTTCCACCAGAAGTGACTATCGTTCCAGTAGAAGATGAAGATTCGGAAGTAACTGAAGAGACGTCTGAAGAAGTAACACCGGCACCTGTTATTGCCAAGATTCGTTTATTTCTAGAATCCCTAGACACCGAAGAATTATCTGCTTTGGTAGAGGCACGCCGTCGTCGTCTAGGAGATGATGCTTTTATTGTTTCCGCAACATCTCCGGGTAATTATGACTATTTATTGTCTGAACTCAGTGGTGCTCATAGCATCGAAGCAGATCGGTCACGTGCTTCTATTTCTTCTATCAAAGACTCTTCTTTGTTCAATACCAAATTGGTTCGGGGCGGAAAGACCATTCTTGGTACCATGAAGCCACATCGTGCGGCTGGAAATGGTGCGATGTTGACAGGTGCCGACGCATTGGCAGCACTTGCAATTCGTGATAAATGGATGAAACGTGTTCCACTTTATAACAGTGGATTTTCTGTTGATATCATTGCACCAACATTGTCTGCGTTGAATACTTTCTTTAATAAAGCCCATGATGTTACCAATTCGTATGGTCGACAGTTTGGTGGATTGTTCTTCTATTTCCACGACTTGATGATTAAAGAAGCCATTGTAGAATTGGTACTTCCATTGATCATCAATTCTACTCTACGCAATGCAAAACGTGGTGACACCCTAGTTCGCAATATCAAACTTGTTGATCTCAAACTGATTCTGAATGCCATTGGCGCATTGATGTTTCCTGATGGTTTTAATTTTACGCATGTATGTTCGAACCCAGATGGTTCCTGTACCCATCATGAAGAGGTGTTGATTGACATCAACAAACTTGCACGATATGATTTTAGCAAGTTGACTGATGACTGTATTCATCACATGACTCGTCTGACAGATATTACACCAACCCAATTGAACATCTATCAGGCACAGTTGGGCTTCAATGAAGTTGAGATTCGATACAAGCAGTATGGGTTCACCATGCAAATGCCAAGTCTGAATGACTATTTAGACTACGGTCGTAGCTACAATAGTGAACTTCTTAGTAATGTATTTGTTTCAAATCCAGATGCTGTTGTTCGGGCTGTTATGTTCTCGTATTATCAGATCTATACTCCCTTTATAGCAAAACTTACCTTGTATAATGAGGATGATTCTGTTGATTTTTGGACACTAGACAAAGATACTATCACTCATATGCTCCTGCGTCTCCAATCAGAAGACACAGAAGGCACATTGATCAAAAACTTCGATGACTTCATTGCCAATTCTGAAATCGGTCGTATCTGTTATCCTGCAGTTGCATGTCCTGCTTGTAACTATGTACCAGGGAGTGGCTATTATACAGTCGATCCGACCTTGGCTTTTTTTATTCAATCGCTAATGAAATTAGACCAGACCTGATTTCAGATGTAAAATATCAAGACTATATCACACGGCTACGATATATTCAAGATACCGTTTTATCTGGAGTTAAAAATGGTATCGATCGGTTCTCTGCAATCATTGCTTTCAATGAATCATTTTATCAACTGCGCACAACTGCACCTTCAATGTTAAATGATGTTGCATATGTTTCAAGAACTGGATATCACAATACCATTTGTGAAATTGATCCACTTGCAAAACTAGTTGCACAATATCTCGTTACCACAGATTGGGTAGAACGATATGGTCTTTCCTATGAGGCCACTCTGCAGTTAACTTATGCAGAGTGGATTCGTATGCAAAATGCTCTCAATTCTCGATCAACCGTACCAAGTTAAATCTTATTAAAAGTATAGGGATAAAATATATGCTCGACGGCCAACAAACGATTACTGGAAATCACAACGTTACCAACACCTTGAGTGGTACAGAGTTCTACACTCACGTGATTTCAACATGTCAACAGATTTATGATGTGTTGGTAGCACATTGTGGTCCCCATGCGACAGATGCACTTATCATTCAACCGAATGATGGACGAAATCTCAAAGATCCAATCTATGCCATCTTCACCAAAGATGGCATTAACATTGTTCGATCTATCGAATTTGTAAGTCCCATTCAAAAACACATCCAAAACTTGGTTGCTTATGTTGGTAGTCGCGTTGATGCAAAAAGTCATGACGGCACAACAACTGCTATGTTGTTCTTTACCTCGTTGGTTATGGAGTATTACACCAACATTAACGATTGTTTGGTAGCAGGACAATTACCAGACTATCGGCTGATGAAAAAAGAGTTACATACCACCTTTCAGTTGCTGATTGATGGGTTAGAAGAGGCAGTTGTCACTGTTGATAGTTTTGCTAAAGACAAACAGCTTACACGAAAAGAAGCTGTTCGTTATGTCGCATATCATCAAGCCATGCTGTCTAGCAAAGGTGATACCGAACTATCTGATGCTATTGTAGAGGTGGTTGAAACTCTACCTGTCGAGTTGTATGGATTGTTTTCTGTTTCTCAATCAAAGATTGAAACGGATCATCGATTCACAGTAACTCATGATGATTTTGATTTCACGATGAATGTCATCAGCAATCTTGATGATATGAATCATCGAATGGGAACTGAGTATCTGGCCGAGTCGTGTGATCTGATTGTCTCTGAAGATGATCTGGTCCGTGGCAACCCAGCACTTACGTTGATCGAAGATCATCTTACAAATGCACATGCAGGAAATCGTACTTGTGATTTAGTTATTGTCACTAAATCCATGGATGCAACTCTCATCGGTATGATTTCAACGTATAATCGTAGCAACAAATACAAAATCATTGTATTTCCTTTCAGCACACACAAACCCTATAGTAGTCGTGTTACTTTGTTAAGTGCCGTTGCTGCAGTAGCAAGTGTCTCTTCCTTGGTAGAACACGTCATTGATCCAACCCTTCCCTACCTCATTCAGAATGCCAAAGTGCATTATCACAATCGTCGATTGTTCCTAAGCAATCTCTATCAGAAAGATGGTTCTCCTTATCATCCCTCATTTCAGGATAAACATCGTTTTCTACCATATACCCTAATGGTAGCAGATATTCGAACTGAACTTGAAGGATTCACATCTGGTCGTCGTCGTATTGAAACTGCGGCCGATAGTGCCATGTATGAAGACTATGTTGACATCTATCGTCGAATGATTAGTTCGGATATTCGCAATCTTCAGATTTCTGGAATGCGTCATGATACCCTTGCAGATCATGATGTTCTGCAAGATGCATTTGGTGCTGTGTTATCTTCGCTTGAACATGGTTTTGTATTCGATGGATATCTCAAACTTCAGATTGCACTCGATCTAGAAGGGATTAGTAGTGATTCCGAGATGATCGTTAGTCGAACTGTTTGGAATGTTTTGAAAACTGTGCATAAGCGGGATGCACAAACCATAATTAAAATTGGACTTCAGCCAGTCCAGGAGCTTTCACAATTTGCTGACCGAATGGATATGGTTGCTTATCAAGTCAAAGCTAATCATAACTCATATCTTTACTATCCAGTGGATAGTGATCCTACTAAGCGACTTGATGAAACACAACCAGTTGGTAATGGGTTGATTCCAGAAGTAACGCCTGTTCTTCAACCAGCCGATAGCTATCGTGAATTGTTCAAGCGCGTAGAAGATCTACTGCCAAAGTTGATCAACACAAGCCGTGCTATTATTCCGAATACGGTTAATGCAACAACGACCTGATTGTGATACTATGAGTTTTATGAGGAGTAGGTTATGAGTGGTTCGACATTATTGGTAAATCAAGCTGTCATCGGAGAGACAGTTACATTTACGTCTAAAAATCCAGTCGATCCGACTGTGTATAAAGGCATTATCACAGGTATCATTACACCTGCTCTTGCCACCACCTTCGGTTTCGATTCTGTTTCTTACAATGCTGGAGTACAGCGAGCGGATCCTACCGTAGGTTCTATTTCTGTACTCAACTATTTTGTTATTACACTCACCAACAACCAGCCTGCTCCAGCTAATCGTTTGTTTGCAAATGAATGGATCGCAGCTGGTTCTTTCTCAGTCATCCAGAGCGCCACTGTTTACAATATCAATGTGTATGATATTCCAGCAACTGGTCTCAATGCGATTATAACTGTTCTTCGTTCCGCTGGATTTAATGCGGTTCCTGTAACCGCCCCATCGGGAGCAGCCTTGAGTCAGGGTTCTACCACTACTCCGTAACATGGCACAGTGCATTTATATCACCACAAACAACAACCGGTAATAAGCTGTTGTGGTTGATATATTTGTGTTGTTAATAAAAAAAGAAGAAGAAGAAGAGTAGGATGTGGCATATGCCACATCCTACTCTTTCTCTCATTGTACTGAACGACCGGTCCATCCCTCGATCTTCATTGCTTCAGCCACATGTGGATCGAGAGTTGCATATGGTGCGCAACAATACCAATCGAAGTAATCCCCACGCCCAATAATCGCGGCAATCAAATCCCCAGCAGAACGAAAGCTATAACCCGCAGTATCACCGTTGGTGTGTGTCCACTCCATATTGGCGAGAGATCCCCACACGGCTTTGCAGAGATCATCATCATTCAGCATGTGCTCACCAAGAGCGCGATTGACAGCGACTTCAAACGTATCCTGTAGATCTAAAGCTCGACCTCCAGGAACACCACCAACACCACCAAAGCTCTTTGGTACATAATCTGACATATTCAACGTCCTTCTGTTTAGAGACAACCAAACGTGGGTTTACATTCCCAGTAGAATCGCGATCAACATAATTACCTCCTAAAATACCGGTATCCTAAAAGTCGATATTAGCCTTGAATGACTACAGTTTCAAGTGCCAACCTAATACGTTTGCCGAATCTTGGTGTTTTACAAACATTGGCAACCTCACCAAAGGATTCCCAGAAACGAGGAGCCACTTCTTTGATCAGAATGTCATATTCAATGTCTTCAGCTACCGGTTTATTCAAGACGGCATATTGGGCGGTTACCATGGCTCCCATATGCCGAATGGTAATAACACCAGACCCATTATCAAAACGATCCATAACTGTTACAATTTCAGATGGATCAATTTCACCGTGTTCATGTAGAAGAAATTTCTGTTGTGCCTCATTCAGATTCGATTCGAGCTCCAGTGTATATACAACTGGTGCATAGATCGAACTGAATACCGGAGGTTCCACTGGAAGTTCTTCTGCTTCCTTTTTGATCGAAGCTGATTTTGTTTTTGAAGAACAGGAAGCAACAATTCCGATTCCACCAAGAACCAGCAGAGCAGTAGCAGAGATTCCAGCAACGAGTAGTTTTGACATGATGCACCTTTTGTGTTGAGTTTGGGTATAGCAGAAAGATCATTACGCCATTGGGTATCGAGTGGATCTCCATACTGTCTTATTACAAATATCACCAAGATGCCATAATTGCATATCGGTGATATCATCACAAGAAGATTTGTGAATCTGAGGATATAGTTCATCCTCAAGAATCTGCACTGGGGAATACAGAAGGGGAGGATTATTGATCGGAATCTCAATGGGCATGAGAAAACTCCTTTGAGTAAATACAGAGTTGTATTACTTCAAATAAGTAATATATATTTCAATGAGAATGAACTCCAGGTAGAACAGGATCCTAATGGATCCTGTTCTACTTATGGGATCTCAGAGATTTTTAAGTCGAGCGGCATGGTAGAACAGTGGGTTCTTAATTAGGTTATTAGATAGTTGTTGTAAGATGTCATAATCTGAAGAAAGGGAGGCTGTGCGCAGTCCATCGAGAACCGATCCTCGAGACAATATACGCATGATTGTTCCCCAGAATAGCTGGCGTATTTTAAATCCATTTGTCTTTTTTATGTCACTGATAGTTTTTAAAAGATCTTTTGTATCATTGACAAAATATACTCGAAGTTCATCACTCAAGGAATCATCTTTGAAAACAACCATATTGTTATGAAGAATATGTTCGAGGCGTAGTAATATTGGATCATATACATTGTTGTTAATGTAGAAAAGCATGCCAAATGTAGATATAAGGAATCCAAGTGATCCAAGAATAACTTTAATTGTAGTATGGGCATTAATCGCATCTGTTATAACAGACCGTGCTGCACCAATTGTATCTAATTTTTTTAAAGCAGAGGCTAAAGCTGCACCAAGACCATGTCTAGAAACAAACTCATCTGCAATACGTTCATTATAACCAGCATTGGATTCTGTTATTACGAGATCTGAAGACTTATGAGAACTGCTATTAATAGTTCCAAATCGACCAGCTTCCATCAATCGGGAAACAAATGCTGAGGCCAATGATCCTAAAAAGTTTAAGGCAATACTAAATATAACTGGATTCAGACTCTTATTTTGTGCAGGAGTATTTTTTATATCAACAATGATCGTATCGAATGCTTTAGACCATTCGGTATTTGGGTGTTGTTTGACTGCAGTTTCTAATGTTGAAAGAGTAGTTATAGCTGTGGTATCATCAGCATTTTCACTAAGATATCGAATACTATTACCTGCTATATCTGCTCGATGATATACATCAGCCATGTGTTCATATATACTAATAGCATGACCACATTCATGTAGAATGACAGCAGCATGTTCTTCTGCTGTCCATGGAACAATAGTAATATTAGTTTCGTTTCCAAGATACGTGCATACAAATAAATGTAATTGCATCAAATAGTTTGATGGTTTTGCAGTAAATGCACCTTTAGTTAAATCGATTGTTGTATCGAGAGAATCAAATAATGTTGGATTAAATTCTGTATTGCTATACGAAGAAGTTCCAGAAAAGAAATCTTGTCCGATTTCTGATTCCATCCAATCTGCATTTTTAAACATAGGAACCATCATACAATTAAATATCCTGGCATCATGGCACATCACCATAGTGTTCATATTTAATTCTGTGGTTAAAAGTTGTTGTACTTTTGGACCAAATACATCATTGCCATATTTTTTGGCTGCTTTTAATCGTGCACTCGTTGCAATTGGAATCTTACCATCTGGTAATATAATTCTTGTTGTTTCTATCCAAGTAAGAAATTCATTACAAATGCTCACTAATTTCTTAGCAAGTGAACTTTCTGTCTGAAAAGCAATTCGTTCAAAAGAAGCAATGGATTCAAACATAACACCAATCCCCAAAACCTACTATGTTGTATGCGACGGTCGGCTATAATAAGACCACTGCATACAACACAGTGGGGAAACTTATCAAATTCAACTATGGGCCATTGGCTTGTGGCGAGAAGCAGCTGTTCTAAGAGGAAGTTGTGGCATAATCTGACGAATACGATCCGTTGCATATGCAACCATACGTGCAGTATGACGATAGAGTAGTATTCCAACTGTAAGGTAAAGTAATTGTGCTATAATGGTAGTAAACATATCCCAGGATACCGGAACTGTAGGTATGCTTGTATAAAAGTTATACACAAGTAATATCACAGAAATCAAAATGGTTACATACGGAGACTGAATCTCTACATCATACCAAGCAACGGTTCGTTTGACCCGTTGAAGATAATGAATATTATCAGCAATTATGCAAGTAAAGAGTGCCAGTGTAACGAGCATCAATCCTACATTTGTCATTGAAATAATTACTGCGAGCATACTCATTATTCCTTACAATCGGTTAGTGTTCCCAAGGATATCGTATCTGTTTGTAGCCCATCTAAAGCAGCAAGTCGCTGTTGTAGATGCTCGATAATGTGGTGTAAGGCATCTATCGTTTGCTGTAATTCTATATTGTTTACAGTAAGAATATTCTTCTCATTGACATGAACATTAACTGTTTCATGTGCAAGGTCTTTAAGCCGATTGGCTTCAGCAAGATCTTCAGTAAGTCGGATAATATAATCATTCTTCTGTAATTCCCGACGATCGTCGCGTTGGTCTGCAATAAACCGTCGATAATAGGAATATACAAAACCGATCACAACAGCAGCATACCGAATAACGTCGAGATGTTGCTGTACCCACTGAATGAGAAGGGCTTCCATTCATTCATACTCCTATCCTTATGTCATATTAAACCCTCGGTATCATAATAACAAGCATCAGATAGAACACGTCATAGCAACGTGTTCTATCTGATGGCCTTAAATATCAAGTAACAAGAAGATCAAGCAGCTTCTGGTTCTGGACCAGTTGAATCTCCACCGATGCATCCCATAACAGTCAATGTATTATGAACTGCATTGAGAGACATGTTCAAAGCAGCCGACATACAACAGAGGTTCGAGGATACTTGACAATGGACCATATCGGCCTGTGTCGTCATACCACAAGAAAGTGCTTCTTCAGCATCGACCACATCGTCAGCAATCGCATCATCAATTGCTGGTGGAACATCGTTGTCGATTGATGTGACAAAAATAGCGGCATCCCGCAACTTAGAAACGATATCGTCCTTGCGAGCGAGCAAGTCCTTGACAGCTCCGATAAGAGATTTGGTAGTTTCCAACAGATCTCCAAGATTCTCACTGGTATAACCATGACCAGTAAGAGAATTCTCTGTTGGTTCCATCTGAGATGGAACATCACTCAACTGAAGCTGATGTGGATTGGTCGGATTGATGAACAATCCAGTGTGGTTACCAAGTTGCTCGACGATTGCTTCCAACTTCTCTTTGTAAACATCCATCGCATCCCGATCGGTCGGATCAGAAACAACAATGTCAATTTCTGGCAATGCTGCAATCAATGCTTCAATGCAGTTGTTGACATCAGAATAATGTACTGCTTCTGCAGATCCTGCCAACACAGAATCATCTGTGAATCCGTTGGAGAACACAGCAAGATAATGCCCAACTTCAGCATCGAGATCTTCAATCTGTTCAGAGGTGGTATCAAACAGAGTGTCAACCGTATCTGCACTACTGTTGATCCAATTTCCAATCACACCAGGTTCCGTATCCAGAGCCTCATCAAGGCCACCGAGTGCATTCTGGGTCCGGGGATCTGTCTGTCCTGTCGCAATCATATCGAGAGTTTCGGTGCTTGGAAGATTTGAGATAATATTGCTGATCCGATTTTTCGGATTAACAAATTCCATCAACGCACGATTGATCCCAAATGCCCGAACAACAGCTCGAAATTGTCGCATGTCGGTGTAATCATGAATACGATGATTCATGGATTCAATACCAACAGTAAGTGCCGTTGCTATTTTGGTATAACGTACACCAGCCAGAAGCTTCTGTCGTGCACCTTGAATCTGCATGATGTCATCCCGTGGCTGGGGGATGGTAGTGATGAGTGAAAGACCGTTAAACATTATCGACTCCTTTATTTCCATTCGCTTCGACGGTAAACGTAGCGGCATATCGAACGCCACCAAAGTAGAGAAGAACGGCATCGAGACTTTGAACGTACTCGATACCCCATCGTGAGATGGCCATAGTTTCATCAGAACAAGCCTGAATTAACATGGGATCAAATGGTATCGCTGCGAGTGTGAAATCAGTAATGTTCAATGTCCGATCATAAGACCGGTTAATGATTTCGTCACTGAACCGCAAAAGATTGAGATGATAATACCGACATCCGATATAAAAGACAATCTTCAAAGCATTAAGCAGACGCTTGCGTTCTGGTAATCGGAACATCTCATCGAGTACTGCAATAGTACGAATGATAGCTTCTGATGATGACACACCACCACGCGGATATGTGGCATTATAATGACACGTCTCAACTACAGCTTCCATACTGTCATGCCGCTGAACGCGTGAGTTGTCAGTACGGTTTTGCATTTTTGCAAAATGGTTGAGAGCGTGTACCACTTCACTCGTAAGACATTTGTCATCTCCAAATGCCTTAACAAGATCACGGGACATCGTGTCTGTGATCAATTTGTAAAGCACTTGAATGTTATACACAATTGAACTATTGGCAAAAGTCTGCAACTGGTTCTGTTGAAGACGACTGGTGGAAAGAGTTGCACCATATGCCTGTTCCAACACTGAAGTATCAAGATCCAGAGTGCCCATACGATGGCTGTAGAGCTTTACCAGACCTGGACTGGGAAATGCAGATTCAGGGACATGACTGAGAAGTTGAATATAGGCATGAACCAGATGAAAAACATCATGGAAATAGCCAGGTTTCGGAGGATTAATATCCTCTGGCAATTCAAGATATGGAGCCGTAGTTCCCGTTGTCATGGTGTTCTCACATCTGCTCGTAGCGGTCGATCAGTGCATCCAGTTTGGACAACTCGTCACTGTACTTCTGCAAAATCTCTTGTTTGCGAAGATATTCAGTAGACTGAGGATCCATCCGATCTGCATCCATCTGCAATACAACCAGTTTTGCCTGTACCCATTCACGCATTGCAATATTGCGCTTATACTTGGCACGAGAAAAATATCCAAAGGCTTCTCGTAAAAAGAGGATGGGCTGAAAAGCAGAGAATCCCTGCATGAGGTAACGGACACCAGGATAGTCATTAATATTGGCATAACTATCCAAGGTAGCGGCATCTGTATAAATTGAAACATCTCCGGTCTTGCGTACATTTTGCACGAGATACACAATCCCTCGAGTCGCACCACGGGAGAGAACATCTGTAACAAAATCAGCAACCGTCTTGCTTGAATTTTGAATAACAGCCATGCGATATGCAGGAGTTCGAATTGGATTATCTGGATTGTTATCCATCTGACCCAAGAAGAAACAGAACCAATCTGCTAGCAGACTTGAAAGATTAATAAATCCAAAGATAGCAGCATGCGACAATTTCATCTGATCAAGTGCAATTTCACCATCATCCGTGCCGCCCTTGAATAACAAATCGAAATTGCTACGCATGGTTTCATGATCTGCTAACACGATCTTTGTTGCAGCATAAATGCTACTGAAGAATTTAGAAGTTTCCTGTTGACGAGCACTTGAACTGAGTGATTTCACATAGAGATCATAGCATTCTCGAGCCACAGTATTGCTTGTAGCACCACGTGTGGATAAAAGTTCTTTCTTGATATATTCAAACAATGCAGGATTGTGCTCATACGAGGAGATCACCAATCGCAAAGTGATGAGATTGTTATCAATCAGATCCAGAACATTGTTCTTATTGACGGGGTCGGCATCCTTGTGACGTTTAAACATATCAGCAAACATAGTGCTGATACTGCGAAAAATATCCATTGACAATGTCCTTCTTAGAATTTAGGCGACCGGCCCTGGCCGAGGGCATTCATGACGGCCACAAGGTCGAGACCGCTATCGCCCTTGTTCTTCAGTTTCATCTGATCGAAGGAAAAAGTCGCTTCGTCATCAAGACCGTTGTAATAAAAAGTAACCCGATCATAGAGAGTGTCAACAACAACCAAGATCATTGCAAATGAGGTATTGAAAAAACTCTGACGAGATTGTGGGTTGGTAATATCAATACCACTTTCGACTTTTGCTCGCTGAACTGTTTCACGACTAAAGATCAATACCGAGTTGGCAATGTTGCGTGAACGAGCTGCCTGATCTTTCGTCAAGTTCATAAGAGCACGTCCGCGACTTGATGTCTGCTTATTAATAGCAGCATCAAGCACTCCCGTTGGATCCATGCGACGAAGCCGTTCCCGCCGAGTGGTAATGTCGCTGAGAGCAACAAGATCTTTCCAAAATGAAATCTCACCGGTACGCCACTGCATTACACGTTGAGAAAAAGAAGGAATAATATCTTTACTGATAAAATGAACAGCCAATGCAGATGGAATTAGGTATGGCGCTAGTTGAATGAGTAAATTCATTGTTACATTTGATAGAGGATTGTCAGGATTGGTAAGGGTGACTTCAATTACCTTACCTGCAGGAACATGATTATTACCATCAAGTTCAACTACTTTACCAGTGGCACTTGCTGAAGAAATAGTTCCTGCTGCAATCCCGACATTACGTTTTGCCAGTTTATCAGCGATTTCCTTTTCAATATCTGCTTTAGCAGCTTCTCGCTTATCTTTAGCAGCTTCTCGTACCGCACGCGCTTCATCAAATTTTGTACGAATGGCATCGCGGTCGGCCTCTCGGGTTGCACGAGCCAAATCAGCTGCTTCTCGAATCTCATCTCGTTTTTCGTCAGCTAACTTTTTAGCCTCTTCACGAGCGTTCTCACGGGTAATACGATCGAGATCTGCTTGTCTTTTTTCCTGATCCTTGATAATATCACGGGCAGTTTTATCTATATCCCGTTGTTCACGATTGCGTTCACGCGTTTCCCGATCATGACTAGCGATTTGTCGTTCAAATTCATCATCCGCTGCACTGAATGTAGCAGCCACCGACTCGTGGGGTAGCATAGATTCAGTTGCTACCACTCGCAACATCGACTGAACGTCACGATCTTTTGTAACAAATCGATTCATCTGCAATGCGGTTAATACAAATGCAGCATATTGAGTATGAACTGTCTTGATGACATCAGTAACAATGGGATCTGCATACACAGCTTCGTCAATATAAACTCGACTGGTTATGCACAAAGGTTTAACGTATGACGTCAAACTGACTTGACCGGCATCCGCGATATCTTTACCACTATCCATTAGAGTATTTACTGTATTGTAGATCGTGGCAACGGAGGCGGCCGTTGCAGCAACTGAAATGGGATCCATGAACTACCACCTTTCTTTTTCTACTAATATATCACTGAAAATAATACTAACGATAGACCATTATCGATGGAATACTATTTTCTTCATGTGAGTATGCCCAAAACTAATAGGCATCTAAACCATATTATGATTTGGCGCTAGTCTGCGCACTTATTGTCGATGCCACAAAATGGAATGGTAATATGGCCAATATCCCAACGGCGACACCTGCTCCAAGTTTAACCGCAGGTGCGGCTGCAATAACAAATTCTTTGTTGGATGCTCAGAGTGCAGCACTGGAGGAATTGTTTTCTCAGGCCACTCAACAAACATTCCGTGCAGCAGGTACAGGAAGTTATCTTCAGCAATATCAAACTCTACTATCTCAATTTGATAGGTTTGGCATTAATGCCATGCTACCAAATCATGAGGTCGTTGGCTTTACATTTATTACCAGACCCAAATTAAATTTCTCAACAACATCCCTTCGACAAGATCGTATTTTGATGATGTTGGATACTCCAGATCCTGGAACTTTGCAATTTGCAATGCGTTGTTATTTGGACACGTATTATTCAAGTCGGTCTGATGTTCTACAAGTGGCTGCGAAATGTCCATTCTTCAATTCACAATCTCCTTTTTTAATTCCACTGTCAAACAATCTACTTTCTGTATCGGGATGGCCAGATCCAGTCATCGAAACTGAAACGACTGATGGTGGATTTTTCAGTGAAGATATGACCATGGCTAAAGGTTCAGATCGACTGAATAAAACCTATGATATCACGTTGACATTTCGTGATATTCAAGGTGGATTTATTATATCCATGTTGTGGATGTGGATCCATTATATCGAGTTAGTTGTTCGTGGTGATACCACTGCGTATCCTGAAGATATTGCTGCACGTCGGATAAATTATACGTGTTCAATCTATCGTTTTGTAATGGATCCATCTCGTCAATTTATTACGAAATGGTCAAAAGCAACTGGTTGTTTTCCACGATCTGTGCCTATCGGTAATATCTTTAATTTCGGTGAACGAGAAAACTTTATCAAAAGTGCTGAACAATATTCAGTTCCATTCACTGTAAATAAAGTTGAAATCATGGATCCCATTATCTTTCGGGATTTTAACACAATTGTTAAACGATATTATCCGTTTGCTGGTAATCCAACTTCAGTTATAGCAGGAATGCAGGCACAAGACAATTTCATGGGTATTCCTTATATCGATACATTAGGCGGTTTTAATAAATTGAATTTCTTGTTGGATCCAGGTACCACAGTAAAGGATCCCTTTATGGAAACACTGAAGCAGCTGAATGCTGCATATTTGGCAACACAGGCTTAGAACTTGATCAGGAGAATAAGTTTCCATGTTTGAAGATACAACACTCGCCTCATCAATTCTAGTAAATCCCGCTTCTGTGCAGAGTTTAGTGTTAACTGAATTTCAGAATCGCCTTGGTGGCACATATTCAGTTGCAGATCCAAACAATAGTTTCAATCTGTTACTGGAAGCCAGTTCTTCTATGAATGCACAATCTGTGCGATGGATGGAATCACAGTTTGATGCCCAATATGCAGTTCGTGCCACAACAAGTGCAGAACTTTACAACAACATGTCAGATTTTGACTATCTGAGTATGGTAGCAGGACCTTCTATTACAACACTGAATCTTACCTTCAATGTAGATTATTTAATTGCAAATGCTGCAAATTATAATACATTCTACAATCGAGTTACTATTCCTGTATGGACACAATTCACAGTTGGTCCGCTAACATTTGGTATCTATTATCCAATCAACATCGATATTAACATCATTACCAATAGCATCAATGTTTTATGGGATACAACGACCAATAATCCTCTCAAACCACTAACTACCAATATGGTTCCATTTGTACAGTATAGTAGTGGCGGACTTAATCTTATTACTTTGACAATTCCAGTGGCTCAGTTTGCCACAGCAACCCAGACGTATCCTGTGGTGGCACAACAAGGATTCATTAAATCCATTAGTTATGCCAATCAGTTCTATGCAGCCCGGGTATTTACCAATCTACCTTCTGGTACTTGGACTGAACTGGCATATACCTTATCTGAGACAGTTTATGATCCTACAAATCCAACCGCAAAATTTGTTATTCAAAATGATACCAATATTCTTACTGTAAGTATTCCTCAGATTTACTTTACCAATGGTCAAATTGGTAACCAAGTTCAAGTGGTTATTTATACTACGATGGGTGCTATTTCTATTGATTTGACAAGTGTCGAAGTATCCAGTTGTAACTGTGACTTTGGTCTAGGTAATATGGGAGTTAGTCCCAATGCTTTGATTCTGTCAAATCTAGCAACTATCGATTTGACACCAGCCGAAGTTACTATCACAGGTGGCTCTAGCGCATTAAGTTTTGCAGAGTTGCGAAATCTCGTTGTTAATGGGGGTCTGTACACATCAGTTCCTGTGACACCAGCTGAACTTACAGCTTATGCAGCCAAGCAGGGATTTTCAATTACCAAATATATTGACAATGTGACTGATCGTATTTACTATGCATCCAACACTATCAGTGGTGGACAAAATGGTTACATCATGGTAACGACAGCTACAATTTCAGTACAACTTCCTTCAACAAATGGATTGTCTTCAAATTCTACTCTTCCTTCAACGGTCCTCAATTCGACACTACCTTCAACTATTCTTAATTTTTCATCTGAAAATGCTGTTACAATATTACCCACAACAATCTATTCGTATAATGCTCTGACCAATATCTGTACACCCCTAACAGATACTGCAGTGTCGGTTTTAACTGGAATGGCAAAACCTGCATTTGCGACAGAAGTCAATACCAATACTTATACACAATGTCCATTTCATATTGTTACTTATACCGGATCACAATATCCACTGACCAAAAGTTTTGATTTAATGAATCCTACAGCAAGTACAATTCGGTACATTGCAGACAATGTCAATCTGACACCACAAATGTCAATTGTTTCCGCTGCTGTAATTCATAATGGTAATGGAACTCTTGGATACACATTACGTCTTGGTGTTACCAAAACAACAACCATGGCAACCATTGCAGAAAGTAACATCACAGTTTATCTGTCTGCAAATGACATAAATGGTGATACTTTTTATGGCGTAGCCACACTGAGCGGAACGGCTTCAACCAGTAACTTATATGTGTATGAACTTGCCATTCCAACTACGTATTATATTTCACAACAAGATACCTTCCGTTCTTCGATGTTGACCTTTACAGGAAATGGGCTGACAACAATCGATATTTCATTGGCCACTACATTTACAATCACATGTTTGATTGCACCCACTCTGTATCCAACAGTTCCTCAAAATATGAATTTGATGAATAACATTGCCGCACCTTATAATCAATTGTTGGGGGTATGTCAACAACAACTTGATGTTGTATTTGGTATGGATCTTTCCTCTCATCTGTACAATACTACAAATGCACTCTGGTCTTCAACGACATATGCCGCATGGCCAACAAATGTTTATCAGACATATCCAGAAGATGTCTATGCCAAAGATCCCACAACTGGAGGGTTGGTGTATACTATTTCAGGAACACCACCTGCTGTACATCTGACAAAACTACATAGTCAAGGAGATCAGATTCTTGATAGTAGTAACAATCCAATTTTATTATATGCAGCAGGAACACCTAAACTTGATTCTTTAGGTAATCCTATTGTTTTAAACAACACAGCTCGTCAGTTAAACTATTATGTTTCTAGCATGATGTTTGACATGCGATTGTTTTACAGCAGTAACACAGCAGATGTTGCATTTGTTAAAAATCTGACCAATCAACTTCTGTCTTATTTTACAACATTAACGACAGTTCAAGGAAATCTCCTGGAACAAACGAGTCTGTATTATAAACCCAATAACACCATGGGCGTGGCAACATTCAGTTCAGGTAACAATACTCCACTTTCTCTGAATCTTGGATTTAGTTTTTCCTTTGTGGCTTATGTTTCTCAAGCAACCATAGACAATCCTGCATTGACAGCTGCGATTGTTGCTGACATCACGAGTATCACACAAACAGAAATGACAAAATCTATTATTTCACTAACAGAAATTGCAGATACCATTCGGTCACAACTGGTTGATACAATTATTAGCATTGACATTGAAGGTATTGATAATACCATGTCTTTACAAACTGTGATTGTTCCGGCTGGAACAACAAATCCAATTGTTGGTCAACAACTTGTTTATAGTAGTGCGACAGATTCTCTTACTCTAGGATCGAATATAACGATCCGATTTGAATTGGCAGCATAACAATACCCTAAGATGCTTCCCTGTGAGGGGAAGCATCTTAGTAATATGTCGTTTATCAAGCAGCAAGTTTGGTGGCAAATCGTTTGGTTAACATAGTCAATACGGTATCTACAACAGCAGCACAAGTTGCCTGCGCCACTTCAACTTTACCGATATCGGTATGTTGTTTTACCGCCACTGTAAGTTCTGCATTGACTGCTTTGAAGAGAGTTTTGGTCATCGGATTGTCACGCATGGCAACCAGATATTCCAATGCAACATCTTCAAGGGGTTTCTGTGGCAACAGAACAAGTGAGCGCTGACGTTGCGCTTCGTGAGTATCTGTATTGTATTTTGCAGCATGCTTCCCACTCTTCAGCATCGTCTCATTATACTGATCGAGATGATGTACAAGTGTGTTCTGCAAGGCAGTTGCACGACTTGCGGCCGCTCGTTCCTGTAAAAGTGCAGATTTCTCACGTACCATTTTTTCAGTTCGAGGATGCATACTGCGAATCGTTTCAGCAGACTGTCCTGTTGGTGGAATAGTGATGTGATCATTTAACTGAATATAGGAAAGATAATCATGGATCATATTTTCCGTCCCACCATCGAGTACGAATTGATCCAAAACAGATTTCTGAACAACACGTGGCGTCAGCAAGAGACGATCTGCCAGAGCTTTGTCTTTTGGCCAAATCATGGCCGCCCGCAACAGTTTAATGTTAGCCGAGACAGTTTCAATGTTGTGCAGAATGTTATCAGCAACAGTTGAACTATCGGCCCCAACGTTCGTTAGCATCGATGCACTTACCGTCTGCAATAAATTTTCGATTGCATCAATCTGAGTCGTCACGGCAACCACAGAGGTACCAAGATTCTTCTCAGTAAGTGTAGCTCGTGCAGTAAGTGCCCATTTACGATAGGCAATCGGAGACAGAATGATATCTGCAACTAGAGCATGTTGATTGTTCTCTGGAGACGCTGTTTCCAGAGCAGTTACCAACAACGGTCGAATCGTAGCATCATTTGGAATAGCTTTGTTATCTCCAAAGGGCAACGCATGCAGAATCTTATCAGTATCATACGACTGTGTAGTATCCTTTTTGAAGCAATGTAGGCGATCTTGTGCAAACAACATCGCGGTAGAACGTACTGACTCTGAGTTCAGTTTGCCCCAAGAGAATTGTTGTAGTTCTGCTGCAGGACTGAAAGCAATTGCTTCTGGTATACGACTGGTGATAGTAGCAGCCATCTCATTGGCTTCTTTTGGAAGTGCTATGCGAAGATCGTACAGCGGAGTGGTGAGCTGTGCACTAATCCCACTGGCCATCTGATTCATCAGTTCCACCACCATTTCATCATCCTGACATAGAACAGGATACTGATCATGGAGTGCCGTAGCATCCATCTTTGGAGTATCACAGGCCGAGAGAAGTCGTTCTACACACAAACCCAAATCGTTGTTTGCCATGTAGCGAAATTTCGGATGTTGTGCTAATCGTTCTGTGACAAGATCACTGATCTGAGTGGTTGAAAGAGGCTTCGACGCGCTGGACAACAGCGTGACGATCCGGGTTAATAGGTCATGTGTAACATTTATCGTCATCGAGTTGCGCAATGTCATATCTACCTCGTGTAGGTCATAAAATGGGGTTCCATAGAATGACCACAGGGAACCACTTGTTATCTGAGGTTCCCTGTGGAATAAAGATCACTTCTTGTTAGGAAGTCTGATACTTGGAACGAATCGTGACAACATTCTTGCAGGAAATGTATTACCCAACTGAGTTCCCCAGTAAGCACTACTAAACTTAGTTTCCATAAGTTGACCCAGTAGATAATTAGCTTTTCGTTTCAACTGACGATACCCTGTTAAACGATCTGCAATTCCCATACCGGATAACGTCAGAAGATATTCTTGAAAATTACTGTTGGCACCAAATGCCTCATTAATTGCCGATTTTGTATCCCCGGTTCCAATTGCAGTATACATAACAGGAGATAAATCTTTAATCTCAAAACTGATGTCAATACAAGTGGGTAGAAAACCAGACGTCCACCCAAACTGATCAGCACCTCGTTTGACTGATATACTGGTAATCATACCAAGTGGAACTGCAAACATACCTTTACAATATGCTCTACATATAAAAGGCGAGGTATATGCAGCAGCGCCAATGCCACGCGGTAACCCACCGGCGAGTATCAGTGCCAGTGGAATATACTGGCACTGAAGAATCGAATAAGGATCTCCGTATGGAGGTCTGAGGCTCATGTTAAAATGATAACTTTTACTGAAACTACTGCTTTTCCAAACTTCTGGAAAATCGAGATTTCCGTTACCGGCTAACACTGTTGCAAGAGAAGCCGTTTCTGTTGAAAAGGCCGTAGCACTTTTAAGCGCCGCACCAATTGCTCCAATGATGCTATCAATACCAGCAATACCAGTTTGACCATTTGCAGTACCAAATTTTCTATCTTGAGCCGACTGTGCCGTTTGATTTGCAGCAGATGCAATACTGGATTCACCCGTTTCGTTTGAAAAAGATTCTGATGTATCAACCCCCTTTTCAACACGAAATCCTACAAAAAGTGAAGCATCATACAACTGATTTTCAAATTCTGTAATAAAGTTTTTTAGAAACCCACCATTTTCATCGATAACGGTAGCATCTGCAGTTTGTTTAAGGAGTGCATCATCGCTACTCTCAGCAGTTTTCGGATCAAAGCCTGTCATATACTGATATTTTTTGAGAAAAATTCGATATATATCAAACCCATATTTTTGAAAAATGTCAGGTAGTCCCGCGGTACTGGTGCCATTATTTGTCTGGATTGCACGAGCCAGCTGTTCTGCAGGCGTTAAATTCGAAATAGTCCCACCTGCTGACTGTGATGAATTTGAATCTAAATAACCGTCTTTGGATAAACCCATATTAATTGTTAAGTGGAGAACAATCGAATTGACACATCTATAATAGAGAGGCATTGTCGATTTGAATTCATAATATTTGGTAATTTTAGTATCTGTAATTTTATTACCAAGATCAGTAAGAAAAGCCAGTGGAACTGGTGGTATGCTAATAAATGCACCAACCACGGATCCTACTAATGATCCGATGGCAGTTGATGAAATTCCACTGTTCATCAGAGTTGCCAAATTTTGTTCAATGGCTGTACCATAAAAAGTAGTAAGATTATTATACTTCGGTACTCCGAATGTAAGGTACAGAATTTGCTGTTGGTCATCATACATTTCACTGTATACACGACCCATACCCGAGTGTTCCGTATTACCCTGGCCATTAACAACTAAAAAAGGATGTTCTGCAACATCATCGGTTTCATTGAATTGGGGATAACAATTAATAGCATCGTTTCCACCAATGGACGTATCACGACATTTTCCTTTGGTGTAATAAATAGGAAGTGTTGATTCTGGACTACTAGCGGGTCCGATATTGTTAAGAATGTTTATCATTGCTGGATCAAGGGCGGGCGCAGCCATAGTTCCAACTGCACTTGCCTTTCCAGTATGATCCCCAGGATCATCGTTTTGAGCCATATATGCCATAATTGCAGCATAACTAACGAAGTCACCGTTTATATCAGTGACTCCATTAGCAAGACTTGGTGCCAATGTTACTGTAAAAATGTTCTTAATAAATGTAGCATCATCAAGAACATTTGGTGAATTTCCAGTGATGGTACCTGTGGTCATAAAACAACTCCAATGTCAAAATCATGCGGCATAACGAGGTTCCCGTTTCTTACTGACATCGAGTCCGTCATCAGAACCATTTTTATTAGAAATCTGATTGGTAAGGTTATTGATAGTTGGTGCAATAACGGTAGGTGTTGCCTTTGATTGATTATTCATTTCAGCAAACACGCCTTTGTCGCCATATGCATCTTGTGTTGTTTTATGAAGATCCTTTAGAGTCTCATGAATGTTGCCACTCATAGATACCATTTTTTGCATAAGATCAGCCGTAGATCGGCTACTTGCAACTAGATCAGGATGCGTACTTGAAGTAGCAGCTGGTGTAGTCTGAGAAGGTACGGGTGCTGCTGGTATAGGTTGGCGTTGTGTTTGTGCTGAAGCCACGGCACTCCGAGTCGGTGCCATCACATTTTGAGAAGGTCCTGCATTACTACTTGCTATGTTAGCAGACGGAGTTGATGCCGCCGCACTAGGTCCAGCAGAAATACTGGTATTAGCAGAAGGTGGTGGGGTTATAGATGGCGAAGAGGAAGCTGAAGTATCTGCAATTTCAGTAGTGGGTCCTGCTGCAGAAGGAGAATCTCCACTTCCTGTCATCGTTGCAGATGTAGCTGTCGTATTATCAGCGGGTGCTGCACCTGGTGCTGCAGAGGCTACTGCGGTACCAGCAGTATCCCCTTGGAAAGCTTTTGCAACTGCACCATCTTTATTCTCAGGTGTAGTAACAATTTTGTAATTATTAGCACTATCACATGCAAGTTTGCTATTCGGACGAATGTCTCTTTCATGAGCAGGTTGTCCACTCCATTGATCATAAACCCGAATGCCACCTGGAAATTTCGTGCTTGGTCCTAAGTAAATTGCAGCATGGGAAGAACCGTCGGTATGGTTGCCATATGCACCACTCTGATCAAATGTTGCAATAGCTGTTCCTGGTTTAAGATTAGGATTACCAACAACCGATTGTCCTGCTGACCAGGATGACGTGTGTCCAATTCCAGCAGCACTTTTAACAAGATCCACACATTGACCAGAACCGATGGTACCACTCGGAAGACAAGCTGCTCCGCCTCCAAGAGTTCCAGAAGCACCGGGTTGTTGTGCAGATGCAGTCATAACTCCAGGAGATCCGGGAGCACCTGCTTTATTTTCATTAGCAGCACCCATAGAAGCAGCTGCTGCTTGTGGCGAAGATGCAGCAGAGGCAACGGTAGTTCCAGAAGCGGAATTAAACATTGCAATTTCTTGTTTGCGTCTATCTACCAAACCAGGAAGTTCATTACCTCCAGCATGTGTGAATTGACTTAACAATCCTGGAATTTTAGTAGCATCACCTTGTGCTTGTGAAATAACACTGGATCCACGACCCGTGTTGTAATCAAAAGAGGTTAAGGCATCTCGTTGATTAGCAGTTAGTGTAATGCCAGATTTTTTAGCAGCAGCATCGATTCGTGTTGCACTTTTAGAGAGTTCATCATTAAGTCGTTGTTCAGCTATTTCCGGAGTGATGATTTCGTTTGGACCTGACGCTTTGGTTCCATAACCAGAAGTCCATTGTTTATAATCCCAGAAAGGTTTTGCAGTAAACTTGCCTTCTAGTTTCTTTACCATTCCAATTAAGGTGGGAGAAGAAGATCCATTATCATTGGAAGATGTAGTAGATGGAGATCCTGGTGCTTTCAATCCAGAATCAAAATGAAGATTCGAGATAGTAGCTGTATGTGCTGCGCGATTTGCAGCAGGCATCGCTGAATAATGTCCACCTCTTGGTGATGCTGGTACTGGTACATTTCTATAATCTGCATGCGGCGCAGAATCCATTCGTGGTGAAGGAACTGAATTATATCCAGGAGAGGACTGTGTCTTCGATGGAGTATAATCATTGGCAGGGCTTTGTGGTGCTGTATAAGTAACAGGAGAAACCGTAGTTGAACCTGTGAGAGAAGCAGCTGCTGCTTGTGGATTAGCTGCGGGTGGGTTGGTATCACTTGGAATAGGGCTTACAGAATTAGCATGTTGAATAGCAGTAAGTGCAGCTGCCGCTCCTACCCCTTTGGATGTATCAACCGACGATATTTTGGATGCAGAAAGAAATGCTTCTGGTGTGGGAACTTGGTTTTTATATGTGTCAATTAGAATAGAACTAAACTTGTTAAATTCATCTAAAATCATTGTGACATCAGAAGGTAGGATTTTAGATTCGTCACCCAATTGGTATTTATGATCTTGTAAAGTATTACGAAAGATTTTAAGAGTTGCGATGAACCTTCCCGTGACCCATGATTTGAAATAGTCCATTGCAGCTGCATTTTTAGGATCAAACCCAAATAATTTAGCAAACTCTTGCAACTCTTCGGGCTGAAGTCTTGGTTCCGAGGTGTTGTTAAGAATTTTAATAACTCGGAGTTCGAGTGAAGCAACTGCCAATTGTTGTGAAGAGGTTACCCCATATGTCTTCATACGAGCTTTGAGAAAGATACCCTTGTTTCCAGTTGTAGCATCAATTAATGCATCTGTTTTTGATCGAGCTCGTTCAGCTAAGTAAATGCCCCCAACCAGTGCAGTGCCTATAGCAACAGTTGCTAGAATTCCTGCACCTGCAGCTGCAATTCCTGCACCTGCAGCTGCAGCTTCACCCACTCCTACAATAGCGCTACCGATTCCTCGTATCGCGTTAACAGCACGTATACCATATCGGACACCGGTAGCAATACCAACTCCAGTAGAAACAACTTTTTTAATGGTACCGCTAAGAGATCCACCACCAGAGTCTTTATTATTATCCTGAGGTTCTTTCTGATTCTGATCAGGAGAAGTTTTTGGTTTATCTTTACCCCATCCCAAACGAGGAAGTCCAAATCTAAACCCGCCTCCACCGGTACGTCGTGATGCCCCTGCTGCATCTGGGCCAAACTGTTCCCGCTCTCGTTCATTGTGATCATCAAAACCATTTTCACGAACCGGGGCGGAAAGTCGTTCATCGAGTAGTTTATAGATTTTTTCTAGTTGTGCAGTAATCCGCTCACAGCATTCATCTTTACCCGTACGTTTGTGTTCTGTTTCCTCCATAGGAGGAGCTCGAGATCCCTCTGTAGCAGCAGCTGTCTCTTGTTTGTGAATCGGGTCTGTAGCAGGACCGTCTTGCGGTTTGGGTGCATTTTGTCCAGCAATAGAACGTAGCAATTTGACAATTATGTTACGTTGAGAAGAACTCTTATCCCACAGTGTATCGGGATTCAGATTTTCCCTCAGATTATTTCGTTCTGCAAACGAAGCCGCCCCAGTTTTTACTGCGGTAAAGAGAGCATCTCTAACATCAGGTTTAGTACGAGTTGGCCAAATTGATGCAATATTTCCTCGTTCACGAAAGGAGTCCTTTGCAGATTTAACACCTTCATAAACAGCATTGCCAAATTTTGTTTTACGTACAGCATCGGTTGCATAACTGGCAGCAGCTGCCGCTTTTTCTTTGATTCCTAGATCCGGACGATGATCATTGCTAAAATAATCAGCGGCTGCTGGTGCCACTTTATTAACAGCAAAATCTTTTGCTTTACTAACAATAGCGGCACCAGCCTGATTTACTGCAGTATTAACAGCAGCAGTACGAATACGTCTGAGAATACCAACTGGTTTTACTATATCTGGAAGTTTGGTATTAATCTTAATCGCTTCAAGTTTGTTCTCCACCATATCGGCGAAGGCTTTGGTCAAAGTTACCAGATGATTTGTGGCATATAACTGTCTATAATTAAGCGCCAAACTTTGGCGCATATAAGTAGTGCCAATAGTAGTCTGAAATTTAAGTATATTTTTAGAGGTAGTAAGTTGCTCTGCCTGTCCAGTAGTAACAGCTTGAAATCTAGAATTGAGAGTACGTTCTAGAATCAATGATGTTACTGCGGCACGACGATCTGCTGCTGTTTTAATAGATGGATCTTGTCGACTTAACAACGGCCCGAGCGAACGAGCAATCGTCCCTCGTGCAGTTAAATATGGAGTTGCATTCAACATCACATCGTTTCGAAGTTGTGATGTTAGACTCAATACAGCTGGTGGTTTTATTACAATGGGTTTAAACTTGAGTGCCGCAGCAACTCCAGCATCTATCATCTCGTTGTATTGTGCACTATTGATATTAAGCTGATCAATAGTTCCTAATACAACTCCACCAACAACTTCTTTGTCTGATTTAATAGGAGATACATGAACATGAATATGACTTGGGTCTTTATTTGCTTCTGCATTAGGACCAGACAGTTCTGGAATATCAGTCATCGATAAGATTCCTCTAAATTAAAATATTGTAATAACCTTACTTAGCACTTTTAGGGACTCTATCTTGTTCTGGGGATAGAGCAGAACAGAGTTTTGTTTGGATAAATGTAAATATCGTTAAAATATCACATCGTGTTCTAATAAGGTGTTCTTGTTTTTCTACATGAACACGAGGATCTATCTCATTCCCAAAAATAGTTGGAGCAAATAGACGTTTACGTAAAAACTTAAGCGTTGTATATCCCTCACGAATATCTTCATGATCAAATAAAAGATTCAAATAATAGGTATAGATTTCATCATATTTCACAACTGAATCAAATGTCATTTTTGTAAAATCAATATAGTCGACAGTTACAACGACTTTCAATAGTTGTGAAAAATACAATCCTACAATATTTCGATCCATACGATTAAGTTGAAGCGGATATGTATTTATGATAAGTTGAATTGGATCTCGTTTGCTAATAACAGCAGAGTGATTGATATTAACAGCAATTTGGGCTTGAAGTGTTACTATAAATTGAGTAACGGGTGAACTATGAAGAATCTTACTTGACCACAATGGATCAGCAATACGTGTCCGAATTTCAGCATTGCTTAATTTAAAGGCTGGGAAATAATGAGCAATATCATTGAATTTACGGATTTGATATTCTGGTAATTTATCAATAATCGATCGATATAAAGCAAGATGTTCTTCTGGGGTTGATGTGTCTTTTCGTTCATCTCGAAAAGTCATCAATGCACCAATGTTGAAATCTTTAACCAATGCAAGATCCACATAAATCTGATCGGGAGTAATCAGATCCGATATAAGCATCTCTGCATTGAACCGTTTTAATTCCTCTTCATCGATCTGTAATGGTTTTTTATCTTTCTGTTGTGAGGTATCAGAGAATGAGCTATCACTCATATTAAAGATCCTAAAACAATATCATTGCGAGTCATACTATGACAATCGCGTCTTTGGAGAATAACATATTGTGCCTGTAACCGTAACAAAAATCTTATCCTCTACAGAGTTTTTAGCTCTTAATAATGACGCAATGGCAAAAGGATATTATAATACAGATCCTCGAATCTTTACGCCGGGTATGGCCTGGGAAGAAGATTGGATCTATGATCCTTTTGGTGTTCGTAAGGTAGCTGGTGGACACGTTATGATAAAATCTCCAACTGCCCCCAACAAAGAGTATCTATCCATCCACTATTGGAAGGATTGGGCTCACATTAGACCACCCATCACAGTCGTGTGTCCTAACGGTGCCCACTGGGGTTGGGATCACAAATCTAGTAATGGTGATGGCTGGATTGTTACCAGTACAAACTCAGTGTTTTCATGTCACCCTTCCATTGTGGTTCCAGGATATCATGGATGGTTTAAGAATGGAACCTTTTCATCTGACCTAGAAGGTCGGGGTCCTACCGGTATTTCTAAACCTCTTCCAGAAGGATTGTTACCATGCAAGTAGACGCTCCATTTAATGTAAAGCTTTTGGATGTTAATGCCTACATTCGATCTTGGTTTGTACATCCTGTTGTCGATCTTTCTTTTTATGCCCCCTCCTCAGGGAATGCCTTCTCTCAAACAGGATTATTCTCAGAAACCATCTTTGGCACTCTGGGTTCAACAGAACGCATGGTAACCTTTGGTTATATTGCACTGAATACATCCGTTCTTCAGCCACTGATCTACAAGAATCTCATTAAACTTGCAGCGCTTTATGAAGAGATTATAACGGGTAATGCATATGCCCGATTCAATGATGAGACACATGATTTTGTGCGATGTCCAGATCCTGAAAAGTTTAATGATGCAGGTACTGGATATACCTTCTTTATGAATCGGTTTAATGACATTCAATTTGCACGAAATGATTCAAGAATCAGATCTGATCGAATTGATATCATTGAGAAATTCCGAGACATTCTATTTTGTGATAAATTCTTGGTACTCCCTGCAGGTCTTCGTGATCTTGCAGAAGATCAAGGTGCTGTTACAACAGATGATATCAACAAACTTTATCAAACATTGTTGTCCTATAGTTTTGCTCTTCCTCCTCATTCCAATAGTACAATCTATGATGGAGTACGAACTTCTATTCAAAAGAAAGTCGTAGAAATATATGATTATATTGAAAATATTTTAACAGGTAAAAAGGGCTTTATTCAGGGGGTTTGGGGACACCGACATGTAGCTCTTGGTACCCGGAATGTGATCACTGCAGCTTCATATGCGACCATGACGCCCAATGACCCACAGACCCTTCAACCAGATGAAACCAAGCTCGGATTGTTTCAGACAGCAAAGGCTTTACAACCCATTGTTGTTCATCATATCAGAACCAGTTTCTTAGCACCAGTATTTGGAGAAGGCTCCAATCTGGTTCCTCTTACAGATCCAAAAACATATGAACTTGCCTATCGATCTCTCAGTAATAAAGAACTATCAAGATTTGATAATCCAGAGGCCATTGAAGATTGGATCTCTCGATTTCAAAATGTTGATATCAGAAATCAACCCGTCACCATTTATGATGTCGAAGGTAAACCTTTTTATCTTTTAATGGTTTATGATGAGGGTGACGAGATCGCTCTCTTTCGAAGTCTGAATGAATTTCAGAATGTATTTCTTCGTGAAATTGATCATTCTAAAATTCGTCCCTTAACTTGGGCTGAGTTGATCTACATGGCTGCTTATAATGCATCTAATGGAAAACATGTATTCATCACACGGTATCCCGTTATTCAAGATGAATCTTGTTATCCGACGAAGATTCATCTGAGTTCTACTCAACCGGCTCGTGTTGTCAGGTTGATGAACACAGTTATTGATCAGGTTGTTTATACCTATCCTGAATATCCAATTCTGGGAAGACCCTTCCTCGATAGTATCCAATTGGCGACATCTCGGCTAAGTGGTCTGGATGCAGACTACGATGGAGATTCAACTACTTATTGTTTTCTGACAGAAAACCCATAGCAATTCCTACATAGTCACTTGCTTATGGACTTTTTAATTCTGACACTATATTATAGAATTTAAAAGAGTAACTATAATGTCAGAAGAAGAGTTTGTAAAAATTCCTCATTTTTCTAGATACTCCATTTCAAAAAATGGAACTGTCATAGAAGATGTAAAACACCAAATTGTTGTACCGACATACAACAGATATGGACTTCCAATCGTTGCCCTAAAAAATGAACGCAATAATTTGTGCAATATGTCTATTGCCAAACTTGTATTACTTACTTACAACCCACTTGTAAATAATAATTATCCTTATGTAACTATTTCATATGTAGATAAAAATATAAAAAATATTGTCTTAGACAATCTTGAATGGAATTTTGTCATATATAAACCTCAATTTATTCCAGGTATTAATATACGAAATGATGAATTTGTAACTGTTTATGGAACAACAGATTACATGATTAATGCATTTGGTATTCTACTTAATAAAAAAGGTAAACAACTAACGGGACACACTGATAGCAGTGGGTATATTAAAACAGAAATTGATGGTGCCGGAACTACAAGTATCCATCGATTAGTTGCGCTTACATTTTTAGAACATCCGATTGATACAACTGATCTGATTATAAATCACAAAGATGGAAACACCAGTAATAACTATTATAAAAATCTTGAATGGTGTAGTTATACCAATAACATTGATCATGCGTATGATAACAAAATGAGAAGTCAAAATATTCCGATTTTAGCTATGGATATTGAAACTCGTGAGATTGTGAGTCATTATAGTTTACGTGATTTTTGTTATAATGTTGAGATTCCCCACATTGCGATTTGGTGGAGGTTGCGAAATAATAGAAATATAACTCCGTATCATGGATTTTATATCAAATATACTACAGATTTAAGGCCGTGGCCTAAAAAAGATGGTGTTGTCAATGTGTATGAAAAGAAAAAAATATTAATTAAAAATATGTCAAGTGGAGATGTAACTATTTTCACAAGCTATAATGAAATAACACGACAATATAAATTTCAAAAGAATTCTATTTTATATCAACTGAATAAACCAGAGCCGGAACCATATCACGGACTTCTTATTAAATTTGAAAATGATAAACCTTGGCCACTATACAGCGAACAAGATCTTCATAAATATTCACTTAAAAAAATGCCACAGAGTAAGCCCATTTCAGTCTATAATACACAAACTCAAGAAACAAAAACCTATGAGGGAATTCGAGAGTTTTGTCGAGACATTAACTATAAAGCTGAGATGTTTATACGAGAAAAAGTCAAATCAAACAAACCCTTTAAACACTATGAAATAAATTATCTGTAACAATAGCGATTATGTCGGTAATCCTTATTGTAAATTGTTAATATGTTCCTGTCAGAAACAATAGTATACAGTCCATCTTGATGGTAACATCAAGAATGAATTCCCTTTAATTGTCTGGAATCTCCTGTTAAACTACATCGCTACAACGTGATCCCAAAGGATGTACGTGAATGCTTGAAAAGATGTAGGTAGGGACAACCAGCAGCGAAGTTCTTCCGAAGCGTCGTGATGACGGATTGGGTGGAAACCGTTCAACGATCAGAGCCTTTCCAGCTTGTAGAGCCCCAGTGGGGCAGAAACGGGGGACATCCTATTCTCTGTCAATGAGAGGACAAAAGGTAGGATGAAGATATGATCTGCCCCGTGCGGTAACGTACGGCAGGTGTCTGTGCACACCGGGTTGATAGAGAAGTATCTCTTTCGAGAGATACCACGGATCAACTGGACAAGGGACAGTTTCAGCTAATGCTATGCTATCGGATGAAGCTAATGCTGAGGTGCATGAATTTCTTGGTAGTATACAATCAGTTGTTAATGCACAGAAAGAAATACTGATAGGAGGTAAAGATCAACTTATCAGATACAGCCTCTATGCATTAAGTCAAGAATAAAAAATAAATGAACCTTTATCCAGTGTTGTGCATTGCACAACACTGGATATATTCTTCATTACTCAAAAGTCAATCGACATTGGGGCTGGAGGTTGTGTACTGGAAGTTGATAACTACTCGGTGTAGTTTGAGATTTGAATATTCCAACATCAACATTCAACGCACGGGCCAATAATTGCAAAGATGCTTCTGAAAAGTCGAGGGTTCCTGACTCATATTGTGAAATTTGTTTTGGAGATATATCCATGACATATCCCAGAACATTTCTCGTATAACCTCTCTTTTGTCGAGCTTCTTTAATACGAAAGCCGATTTGACACTTATCCATTTTAAACTCCGTACGATGCGAGATTACGATTGAGTCGCAATCAGCTTATCAAGATTGACAAACCGACTAGCCATAGCTGCATACTCCTGATTTCGTACAGTACTGCTATTTTCCAGAGAGGAAGTGCGCAAATCAACTAGCTCTTCAGGTGAAAACACATGTCCAACCTCAAGTATAGTTTGATTAAGCTCGTTTATCCGATTTTGATACTTCCATTCAATCATTTTAATCAGGGCAGTTTTAAGAGCTTGTGGATTCTTGCTGATTGAAACAGCATAAGTGTCTGCTTCAATTTCAAGTGTTTCATTATTCAATATACCAGCGACTTGCATCGTTTCAAAATGCTTCAAAACACTATGTCCGATTTCATGAAGCACGACATTGTGTTGTTCAGCTTCTGTCAACACTTCACACAGAGACGACACGATAAAGACATATTGACTCTTTTTGGTGACACGCTTCTGAAAGCAAACTTCCGGTAAGTTCTTTTTCCATTCAGAAAACATGGAAGAAGACCCAGAAAATCCCATAAGACAAGCACCACCCATCATATTCATACAAGTGAACAGTGCCGGAGAGGTGTTGATTTTGTCGACAACGATGACAGGGATAAACATAAGAATCTCCATTTGATAGATATTGAGTTGAGGGTTCAATAAAGTGATATATGTCTAAAATAGAATGAAGTTCATTATATGCAAAAAATAAAGAGACAATTGTATCACTGATCTCTGGGATCCATATGGATCCCAGAGATCATCTTCTCATCTATTCAACGTTTAACTAAACGTAGCAGTCTCCTCAAGCCAATAATCATAGTTGACCGATCCCATAGCCTGCTTAGAAAGATACGATTGATCATGATACGGTTTGAAGTTTATTTTGGCATTCTCGAGGATCCGCATCATCGACTGTAATCCTTTGGGTCCATCTATAACCAAAGTGTGACATCTGTGAATATCGAAATACACGATAAAGTACATGGGATTACTCCTTGTTGGTTGAATTATATTCTTCGATTTGTCTGCCTATTCAATTTGACTTGGAACCTCATCGTTCAGTTCACGGATCCATTCAAACTTGCGGATTTTGGTAGCGATGTACGATGGCCAGGTGCCGATGTACCAGGCAGTATTCATGACAGAATACATCAGCTGGTGCAGCACTGTTCCAGTCGATAGTGCAACCAGTCGATTGATCTCACGCTCGAGATTTGCAACTGTCCGATCGTCCCGATATTGCCAATGGTTGAGAGAAAAGTCCACCACGGCGATATCACGAGCTGCCCTGTACGCAAACAACAGAGGGCGACGCTGTTCTTGAAATATGAGTGAATATACGAAGAACGCCCGATCCCGTTCATCACTGTATTCTTGGGTGTAGCCAACAACATTACTGCGAAGCAATGCTTCAGCCATGTCGAGTTCATCATCAGTCAGAAACATGTTCATGATTGTTTTCCTTGATAACAGTATTTCTGACCATGATGGACAGAATGGGTTGATGTTATAGCATAGAAATTTTAGACAGGATGTAGCGTAGTTTCTGGTGCAGGGTAGGGCGGTGGGTTAGGCGTAGAACGTGACCATGTTTTTGAAACTTTTGGTGAAACTGCCGTGGTTGGGTGCAAATGCATTGGTCCGCCCCTGAAAGATGTAGTGCAGTACCGCATGGATTTGTTTCCGAAGAAACCCATACAAAATACCAACTAGAAACCACGTAATAAGAGAGTCCATAACACAGCTCCTTAATACGATAAAAGATTGAATTATGTTGGTATCTTCACTAAAATAATATATATCTGATTATCGATGATATCATACATTCTACTAAAAAATAAAGAGACTATGATCAACTCAGGTATACCTGAGTTGATCATAGTCTCGGTTTACTCAATCCTTACGAACAACACCGCGGTTGTTTAGAAACGCAATCAAATCCATCGCAACATATTTGAATGTCGGATCCGTCTGAAAGAAGATGGGATCGAACTCTACCACGGTATTCTCGACGAGACCCTTGTACACTTCCGCGGGGGTCTCTTCATCATAATACGCAACATCGTATCGACCAGTAAGTGGCACCAGACTAAAGCATCCCGCAGTACCATCCCGACGTCCGACGAGGACACACTCTCTTTTCGGAATGGTTTTCGCACGCCAAGTCTCATTGAATTCTTGCATTGCATCATTCCGACCCGTGGGTCCGAACAGATTTGAAATGCAGAATGTCGGCGAAACAAACGAATTGACATTAAACATGGCACAACTCACTTACGTGTGAATAGATTTAGATACTTTGCTTTGTATCTTCATTGTAGTGATATATATCTGAAATAGAATGAAACGCTGTTTAATATTCAAATAAAAAAATAAAGAAACTTCGATCCAGAGTCTTCCTTTGGGGAAGACTCTGGATGTACTATAGTTCCGACGCTGTGCTCATGACCGTCCTGCTGACTTACCGTAATCGATACCAGAACGGATCCTAAGATCTCGTACTATTGGTGTATGATTATCGACGTCCTGGACGTGTGTCACCTTTTGGTATTGTCGGATAGGTGTGGGTGGTGTTGAGACCTCGTGAGGATCCCATCTCTGCTAGCTATTTGTGAAGCACTGGCATCCCATATTGCTTCTACAGACTCCAATTTATGGCTTCTGTACAGCCAGAGGCTCCTGTAGTCTGCAATTGGGCATTCACAAAACTCCTTTAGACGCTAGTGCGAGCTCCCCTCGCACGATTTTCGGCCATGTCATTACACTGCTTCCTCTGGTTATTTCTAATACAATGGGACGACAATAGTGGCGTGACTAATACCACTTTATCGACGGTATCAGACCACATTAAAGGTCCGATAAGTCTCAACAGCTTATGCGCCTACGTGTGTTCGTGCACGGGTGGTTCATCCGCTGTGTAACAAGCATCTCTCAATCATGCATTCATGTTCACAACTGGGTGTGAATTATACATGTACACGAAGATCTGAATACTTGGGGTTGAGTTGAGACCAATGTGGTTCACCCGACATACAAGCTTGTATGTTTCGCTCTTACCAAGGAGCTCATCAGGGGTGGAAAATCTATGGATGCAGGTGTACGAACAATGCCCGCAAGGCCTGCATCCATAGTTGCGCGGGTCCACAACTAGCTGTGGCAAAGGTGGCAGCGCCGGTGCCCCACAACCCCACGATCAACAAAGTTAGTTAACTTTGTTGCAGATAGCTATCGTAACCCATCTCATGTATTGTGAGATGGGTTACGATAAGTCGCACCTTTCGATCAGTACAAACTAGCAATGTTTGGTTCTGCAGAACCAAACACAGACGCTGGACCGATGGGGAGAATACAAGCGACCAAATTGTAGACATCCGACACACGTAGAGTGTGTTTCGACCTATAAGGTCTCATCAGGGATGTTGTAGCAAAGTTGACTTAGAGAATCAAACGGAAATATTTGTAGAGACTAGACTACCATATTCTCCAATTTGTTGTGACCCTAGTAAATGAATAGTGCAACCTATCAATAGATAAAACAAAGGGGCACCAGTGTTCTACTATGTACACGATTCAAACCAGGGACAAATCAGAGACGATCATCTACTCCACCCGAAGAGTCCATCCAGACAATACCGATGGGGGTCTTTTCCGTGTCACGTGTTCTCGACAGGACTTGCGTCCCTTGATTCTCTAAGTCAACTCTAAAGAAAGCAGATCCTTTCTCAACTTTCGGATCTATTATCAACCAGCATGCGGTACAATAACAATTAGAGTTTCATTATTGTGCTGAGACATATTGACAGGGTCACTTACCTAATACCAAAGCTCCAACACATCAATAGGTGATAATATTTTTGTTATAGAAGTGGCCCTTTCTCAACCTTCGGGTCCTCATCAACCAGCATGCGGTATAACTTACTCAGGGTTACAGTCTATCCCAACAGCCAAGAAGGAACAACTGTAATTGATTATGAGGGTTATGCTGAGACATATCATGCGCGTACAGACTAATTCTGAACGCTCAATGACAGGTTGCTGTCTAACTAAACTCTTTGTAATTGTTCCTCTAAAGGAACGATCCTTTCTCAACTTTCGGATCTTCGTTAATCAGCATGCGCTACATTACTGCGGGGCAGAGATTGTGCTGAGACATGTCAACAGGGGAGAATCCATTGACAGATTAACGATACACTCATTTTCCACATAGAATAATTCTAGTGGGTGATTTGTTACTCCAACATCTATAAATTACAGATGTCTTTGTATATCTCATAATTGTAATATATATCTGAATATGGATGAACTTTATCCATATAATTATTAAAAGGTTCTTTTATTTTGCAGACCAAAGGATTTCATTAAATTCGTCAGTGGACACATTATGACATTGAACCAACGTGGCTTTTATTTCTGCCAAAGTTACTTTTCCAACACCACCATTATCTCGAATACCATCTCGTATGAGATCTCCAACGGTATATCCATCAAAACGTGATGCTGGAATTACCAGTTTAAGTGACCACCGAGTACGATGTGTAAGTGATCCTGTGCCAATAAAATCCTTTAATAACATACTGCGGATATCGGCTGGAATTATATGTGTATTTTCCAGATACTTTTGGACACGTCGATATCTGAGAACAATCGATTTTATCGTAGTCCCTGCTCGATTAAAGTATCGACCTGCTTCTATAGGTATGTCCCGCATCGACATAATCGGCTACTTCTTTTTCTGTAAATCCTCGAGCTTTGATACTTTTAATGGATTGTCTATTCTGATGGTGTTGAACATCGAAATCGGTTACATCAACCATGATGCATTTTCCTTTTGTTGAATGGCATAGAGTTTAAGAGAAGGAACTCTACAGAGTTCCTTCTCCTAAGATTATTTTGTAGTTAATCGACAAGCGATGGAGTAATTAATGTTTCAATATAAGACAGGGCTGCACGCGTATCAATGAACCAATGCATTATATCAACATCAGGATCAACTTGAAAACGAGTCACCCATTCTTCATAGGGTGCCTCGAGAGATGAGAATTTAGGATGTCGCTCATTACGAGATTCAGTTGGGTACTCAATTCCCAGCCTGTATATCCAAAAACACAAGGAACGGTATTGTTCGATGAAATTGCAAGGAGAATTGACGACACTCAAGTTGAAACTGGGTCATAAGAAAACATCATCTGGAGTTATTGGTATCTCATATCATTTAAATAATATATCTATTTATTGAGATTTCAAAATCTGCGGGACGTAAGATGTTATCTCATCCCATCTTCCATTTATGATTTTTCGGATTCTATAGGATGGTATCTAGTAAACTAATTAATTACTTACTTCTTATTTTTCTAATTTCATTTTTTTATTTATAAAAAAATTCCGTCTTTACTTATATAAGTTATTTTTTCTTCTTAAGTAAAAAATAACTTATAGTAGATATTTTATACTTTAACACTTACGTCAGATATGAGTTTACCAGATCCCTCTTCTTCTTCTAGAAGGGGTCGGGTGGAGCCCGACCCCTTCTAGAAGAAGTATATAATCTATCGTCTATATAAGGGCATTGTAAAATAAAAAATAACACAGGAAGATAGAGATAGGCACTGGGATTAATCCCAGTGCCTATCTATAGGTTACTCATCAAGTTCTAATGGTTGGAATGATCTCAAAGGTACCAGGTCGTTGTTCAGCAATAGTCAACTCTGATTGCATGATGGACACAGTCCATACTGCGGTTGCATATTCACAAAAATGGGTGGTAAACCTATTCACTTGGGTTTGAAAAGAGTCAGTAACTATCTTTTCAGCCAGAGAGTAAAGCATTTCAGTAGAATGACTACCAATCATTCCCTCTGTAATCTCAACTGCACAAGTGGCAGATACAACTGGGTCATGATTACCCAGCTTACGAGTTAAAACACCAACGTACATGATACTATTCCTTATATTTCTGAAGAAAAGTTAATTCTGGATCACAAGTTGGGGATGTTGAAATCCATAGGCAACTAATCCGTTCCTATCATCAAGACTCAACATATCATTTTTAATCACGGTTTCCCCCATAATTGAATATAAAGTCTCTCCATCTTTCACATAATGCCATACCCACAGAGGGAGTAATAGCAATTGACTGGTTTTAGTCCATCGGAAAAACCCCAAGTTGACCAGATCCTCAATTGGTACTGTAGCCAGTTCTTCTATGCTATAGGTTGGGTTTTTCTTGCTCCAAATGGAGTCAGTTTGGTTTTTGACCACACTGTCAATTTCTGTGCAGCGGAAAGTGCGTGACCATCCTCCAATGTATTTCCCATTTGTGTCATGGATTGCAGCATCAGTGCCGTTGTAGTGTGCTGTTCCACAGGCAGCTGCCTTCGCAATTGTTAAGAGGCGAGTACGCAGTTCAGTTACGATATCCATGATAGGATCTTTCTTCAAGGTTGGAATTGTTACAGGGAGAAGTGGTGCGCAGAAAACAACTGAAGAGGAAGTCCAAGAATTTCCACTTGTGGCATAGGTGGGCATTTTCTGTAACAGTTAAACCACAGAATTTTATTAATCTTACAGACACCCCAGGGAACTACTCATTGTAGTGCCTCAGTAAAGGTAATACTGTAACGATGTCACCAACACTGTATGGATGTCTTGGTACGTCTGGTGGATAAAGGATATAAGGAATCCACCGCTGACCAGGAGCAAGATGATATTCCCGAATATCATCGTCAAATTCGATGGTAGTACCAAGCGCATTTTGTGAAATGACACTATATGGAACCATGGAATATGTCTTTTGACATTTGGCATGTATCATATTAAATTCCTTTCATGAAGTTGTGGTTAAGGCTGACATTGAAGTTAGAAGGGTTACTTTTTAAACCCTTCCATTGTTGCTTTTGCTACACGAGTACCCAACTCTTCATTGTTAAATCTCCTGGCAACGATGTGGGGAGTTCCAAACATGTCACTTATTGTGTAGATATGAATTGATCCAGACTTAATGGCAGCAATTGCTTCATCTTTTGTCCATCGGTACCACCCGTTGCTGGGATTACGAATTTCTGTTGTTTCACCGATTCTGATGAAGAAAGACGCTTCTTCTTGAAGATCAACAAACACCATCGGTTCATCATGATAGTAGTTCCACAGATTACCCCGTTTGACGAGCGAAATAGAATCTTCCGTAACAGAGGTGGTGCCTGCTGGTATATTGATTGTATAGATCGGCCACGGGGATCCATCGTAACATGTTTCGTGAATCCGACGATAGTCGACCTCGACGATTGTTGTCAACCCACGTTCTGTGGAAACCAGATCGAACTCCCAGAATTTTGTTTCCGGCAATAACACCCGTGATCGATATTCCCGACGCTCCGTATCAACAAGAAATGTAACACGATCGCCAATCTGAAGTAAGTTTCTATGTGTCATTGTTGTAGTCCTTTTATTGGAAGTTATAGAATTCGAGTGGGCCAAACATGACCTTGTGGGTGCCTTTGGGAACATCCAGTTGGTCATCGATTTTTCCACGACCCAAGATTCGCCCGTTGGTGTTGGTGTATACCACAACATTGGGCACACGGAGTCCATCTGTTATATGAACGGGAATCTTTTCCAATTCAAACAGATTCTTCAGAATCGTCGCAGTTTTGCTCATGATACTTTCCTTTCAAGGAATTGAGATTATCTGGGAACACACTCAGCTTTAACCAGCGATTGTCGCAGGTTCCGTTCGATCATGACCCGAACATCAGTGCAAGTTTTCATAGAAGTGAACTCTTGCGTCTGCACTTCAGTCTGACCACCAACTGGACGTCCGTCGACAATACCATGTGTGCCAAGTATGATGATAAGCACAAATGCAAGATGTGGCATGATTAGCTCCTGAGAATTGAAGGTAATCCATAAAGTACCAGTGCCATTACAATGACCCAACCAAGAATTATACTCCAAAACAGGATTTTTGTAACCCGCTGATGGTGTAGAAATTGCTCTTTAGCCCCGGCATAATGCTCATGTAATCTGCGGAGTAACTCGGCCAACTGGTCAAGAGACAGCATTTACAGTTTCTCTTCATCAGTAAGTGAATCAAGCCAATCTTGATCTTCCTTTGATCTTTTCTGCATCTTACTTTTCCATTGTTGGTAGTAGGTTGGCATCAATTGAAAGTAGTTGTGTTAGAATTTCTGAGGGAATGTCTCTCACATCTAACGATGGATATAATTGTTCATTGTTGTGCATAATTGTAAAACACATGACAATGAAATTATAGGTCGAGATAATTCGAGTTGCTTGCAAACTGTGTTGGTTATTGATACAGGGAATTCTAAATAATTTTAAGTGGGTTGCTGCCATGATCAATTGATCATCAGAAAGTTTAATCATAAGAAGTAACTTATTTCAAACGGTCGGTGTAGTATCCCACAGCGATACCAGTTCCAACCAAAACAGCTCCCACAACAATGCCCACACACAGGGTTTTAAGCCGTGAGTATGGCTTCTTGTTGGACAAATTCTGTTCCTCGTGTTGATCGAGTTCATGAAGTTGTTGATCAATCTTCCGAATGACTCGAAGGTCATTTTTATTTCTGGCGATACTGCGTTGTACCAATTCTTCTTTTAGTGCAGCCAGATGTTTTGCTTGTAACATAACAAATCTCCTAAAGCTATGGATACATGAATGTATCTTCAAATAAGTAATATATATCTATGTAATTATGAAATCCTGAAATATACAAAAAATATACAGTAGTCTGGGATCTTCCCAGACTACTGTATACAACTTAGTCACGAACAAGCCATATCGATTGACCAAGAAAACCAATCAACAGGTTTCCAACAAGTGGAACGGCCTGACCTGCGGGATACTTTGCAATAGCGACCTGCAAATCTTCTGTTGTAACGACTACTCCATGAGTAGTAGCCATTGACATACCTGCATTGAAGGCATTCAGAATTTTAGATGCGGTGGTATCTAAGACAGTTGCGATGGCCTGAAGAGTAAGAACCGTCAGTTCAGTCTCTCCATACTCGATCCGTGAAATGGCTGACTGTCTTTTGTTTAGCGCAACAGCAAGGTTGCTCTGACTGAGTTGTTTAGTGTTTCGTGCAGCAGCTACCACCTGCCCAAGAATGGCCGACGGGGTGGTGATCCAAGTCAGCGATTGTACGGACGTATTTGACATGATAGCCTCCATGATATTAAACCCGATTTTCGATCGTGAGGTTAACCGAGATCCGCTCGGATTGTGTTCTAGCTTATCTGATCTCGGATCAGATGGGATCAGTCACGATTTGCAAGAAAGGCGAGGCCACCAGCTACCGCAGCTCCGACTGCAACACCTTTGCAGATATTTGAGAAGAACTTCCACTTTTTGATAGAAGCATTGGCAGTTGTGACCTTTTCCTCAAGTAGTGTAAGCTCCCGGTCAGACTGGATCTTTTGTTCCAGCATATCACACCGCCGACGAAGTTCCTTATCACTCTGACAAACATGTGCCGTGTATTCAGCAGTAACTTTGAAATCGGCGTCAATCAATTGACGAAGAATTTCGTCTGAAATGTCGTCGATGATAACAGCATTCGGCACACTGCTGTCCTCTGCATGCAACAAGTGGTATGCGCATATCAGTCGCTCGGCTTGAGTGATAGTTGAATTTGCACCAATCCAAGAGAACAGCCGAAGCTTCTTTGTAAACAGCTCGAGTTGAACTGCAGTAAGTGAGGTCTGTGATACGTTTTCCATAACAAGTCTCCTGTTTTTCGGGATGGGTGAAGTCGATTAAGCAACTGAGTCCATGGTAATTGTGATAAACCGATCCGGGTTAAACGCCTCACGGATGGTAATCGATTCTCCCATCAGTAGTTTTTCCAGCTTGGTAAACTCCACAAGACTGTTTCCCATGAGATCTTGTGGGCTCAGGGGATCCAGATGATCGATTCCGGCGATGGAGAAGAAGTCGCTGTCGAGACATCGCTGATAGATCCGGATCGTCTGATTTTCGTAGGAATGGTCATGCATTTCTGCATCCCAAACAAGATTCTCAATCACATCAGCCGACCCGGTTACTTTCAACGAGAGATTGGCAAACATGCCACCCTTGTAAAGACCATAGAAATTGCGACCTCTTTCCAAACCATAGCCAGTGGTGTCATCGTTGCGAACGATGTTGTATTTTTCCATCAGAGCGGAGAATTCCGTAATAGATTTGAACGACATGAGAGTGCTTCCTTTTGATGATAGAGTTTATAAAACTACTATCTTGGTTATAGCTTCAATTTGATAGTATATATCTGAATCTGGATGAAACGCAGTGTTAGTTGTTCTACCAAATTATCAGAGAATACCCCTATGAAAAGGTGAGTCAAACTAACATGAGATAGTAAATTAAACAAACAAAAAATACGAAACTCACTAGATCAAACAAAAATCGAACAGGGGGTTGGGCTTTCGCCCACCCCCTGTCGAGTTGTTGGAATCGGACCAACGACGATATGACGCAATGCATATGTTTTACCAACTAAACTAAACTCTGATTTCAAATAAGTAATATATATCTGAATCTGGATGAAACGCAGTGTTAGAATATGCCATCGAATCATGCTATGTAATCAAATTATTCTTTTTGAGAGAATGAAACTTATCGTAACAATAAGCTTTTAAATAATTGTTAGTATGATATCAGTGATGGAGAATGGCTTGTGGATGATATACAAAGTGGTCCAGAAATTGCAGTAGAACGTGGAGTTTATTCTACGTTTCATCAAAACATGGTGTCTTGGCGTCAGGCTAACATAGGAAGCAAACTAGTTCCCTTTGATAATCTCTGTTTGCCTAACAATAGTGTTCTCCATGTGGTAGATCAGTTTCTCACACACCCAATTACAACTGTGCTTCCAGATCTCACAAATCCTCTGATAAAAAATGAGACCTATGTAAAATATCTAGAGACTCTTCAAACCATTCCTGGAGAGGATGCTCCATTACCAATCACTGAGAAATACCGATTCCGAGCCGTCCGATACAATCAAGAGATTCGTGATTTCTGGATCGCACATCGTGATATCAAACGACCTGCTTCTCGAGATGCCATGATTCATCGGGCAATGACACTTCCCATTATTAACTACAATGAAATCTTAACTGCACAGATTATCGGTGGAACATTTCTCTATTATCGTCAATTTGATTTATTGTTTCGTACCATTCTTAATACAATGATGACAATCACTGATAAACATCAGTGGTTACAAATTCCATTGTCTCGAACTCTTTATACCAAAATGCAGTTTATGCAAACATTTGAAACGATCAATTACCAGACCGTTCGAATCAAGAATGATCCATCATTTTTCTTTTTAATTCACTTGATTAATTTTGTTTCAAAAACTGCAACAAATTCTTTGTTTGATCAAATTCCAGTTGCAATGTTAGATACTTTTAACATCATCATGACGGCGGGTGATAAAGCAGTTATTTACAATCTGGGTGATCTCAAAAATATCTTTGATGATCGTCCAGATAACAACTTTTATCAGATGGTTATTCGTCATGTCAATACCTTGAAATTGGCAGGATTTGCCCAACACGATATCACAGGGTTGGATGAAGATGCTTATACAAAACTTATTGAAGATGTAGCTCCAGATGATATCCATGCAGTTGATCCAACGGTTGAATCTCCTGTTGTTGAGCCTGAGACACCAAGTCCGTTACTGTCACCCGGTGCCAAAGGGGTTTCTTTTGTCGCTCCTTCTTCTAGTGTCAAGTTACATTCTGAACCAAAAACACTTGCTCCACCTAAGGTAATTCCTCCATTAGAACCATCAAAAACACCTGGTGCACACAGTGATTCAGTAAGCAAGAAATTACCAGAATTTCTGACACATACCCCACTGCCAACTGTGGAACCGGCTGAGCCGACTTTACCACCAGTTATTACAACACTTCCCCAAGCACCAACCTCATTGATTACCACCATTGATCAAGGTGCATATCATGCAATTCAGACAGCAACCCATCTATCTGAAGATCAACGGAATGCTGCAATTAAAGCGGCACAGCTCTATAAAACATTGTTGTTAGATGGGGTTACCATTGAAGCACATTTGTCTCAGACCGCTGAACCGAAGATTGGTGACAGTCATCTAGGTTTTCTAAAAAACAAAGTTGTTGATCAGTCGATGTTGAGTTCATCGGCTATCGATTTAGACAAACACTATCTTGAACACGTCATGGCTAAAGATATTGCTTCGGTAGTTTCTTGCATGGCAATTAATGGTATGTTGTTGGTTAAAGTCGAACAACGGGATGAAATTACGCAGCTCAATCGTATTCGTCATTACAAAACAGTATATCAAGATCTGATGGGTCGGCGACATACAGTCAGCTTCAAGTTCCCAGTTGTATCAACAGATGGTACCATTATGATTAATGGTATTGAAAGCCGAATGATCAAACAGCAAGTGAACTTACCCATTTGTAAAATTGATAGCAATCGTGTTTCATTGGCCTCTAGTTACAACAAGACACTTGTTGAACGGGTTGGTACCAAAGCTCATAACTTCAATGCATATATCACTCGATATATTGCTGCAATTTATAAAGCAAAAGTTGGACTTACTATTGGTTATGGTAGTCTAACGACTTCTGTAAAACTTCCTTATGATTACAGTTCATTAGCGGCTCGTTATAGTACTCTTGATTTTAAAGATACCACTATTGATACCTATCCTGTACAATATAGATTCATCTTCGATTATGATAAACGGTTTGGTGACTTTCATGTACCGAACTATACCGAAGCAGAAAGTACCTTTACCCACGAAGGTAATTTGTTCAATCAAACTGCAATGTATGGTGAGACAAATGCATTACCAGAACACGAGTTCAAGGTAGCAGATCTTAAATGGATCCTGCAATACGCCGATACAGATCCTGAGAGATTACTTAAGGCGGATACTCTGGCTCCCATTTTGGTAACCAAAGATGCAAAAGGTCGACTGGTCACCATTGATGGATTTCATCGACTGACAAAAGCAGTTGCTGAAGGATTGCTAACACTTCCTGGCAAGCTCATACCACACGACATGCTGATGCGGTATTCATTGGGTGCAGATTCTGGTCCTGCCGGTGAAGCACTCAAACCATCCAAACTATCATATCCCATTATTCGGGCGAATGCGTTAAGCGCCTATGAAAAACACTATGGTGTTTACTGCGGAACCTCTCGTCGAAATGGTTATACATATCGCATGTTCTTTGGGTATGATAACACGATTCGATTCATTGGTCCTAATAAAGGTATGACACCAGAAGCAACTCAATTTGCAAAGAACTTTACAACTATATTGTTTGATACCTTTGATAATCTCGTTCCACCACCCAAACCACTTTCAGAATGGACAGAACTTAAGATCCTCGATAAGGTCTTTCCTGTTGTATTTATTCTCGGATTTGAATATGGTATTCAGCGGGTTCTGGATCATCTTAAACTGGAGTATCAATTTGTTCCAAATGGTACCCGATTCCCTCGGACTCCAACTACGATTGTCATACCCTTTGCTGATGGTAGTTTAGTATTTGACCGATACCCCCTCCTCAACAGTTTTATTGTTGCGGGGCTATTAAAGTTCAATACCAAACCTTATGAATTTTCTCAGTTCAATCATCAGGATGTATATTACACCCTTCTGCGGAATGCAAACATATCACTTAACTATCTCAAAGGCATCTCTGACTTCTTCAAACTATTTGTTGATCCTATCACACGTGATGTATTGCTTCGTATGCATGAACCAACTGAAGTTGGTAGACTGTTGGTAAGAGCAACAGAAATGTTGACGACTGAAGATGCTATTCCTTCAGCAAGTATGCGTAATCATCGACTGCGTGGATATGAACGATTTACGACAACTCTTTACAATGAGATGGCTCGTTCTTATGCTACCTATAGTCGACAACGTGGTAATCGTAAGTCATATTCTATCAATCCAGAAGCTGTTTTCTTACGGTTAATCCAGGATCAGACACTTCATATTGTTGAAGAAATTAATCCAGTTGAAAACATTAAAGATAAACATGCTGCTACTTACACTGGCAGTGGCGGTCGAACTGCACAAAGCTTTGTTGTGGAAGATCGTCAATTCCCTGCGGATGGTATTGGTGTATTGTCAGAAGCCACGCCGTATAGTGGCAAAGTGGCTATTAACACCTATGTCACAGCAGATCCTCTAATTGATAATATCCGTGGTATGTTTGCTCTGGATAATGTTGATATTGAAAAGTTGGAACCAAGTCAAATTATCAGTGTTCCTGCTTTATTGATGCCAGGTTCGACTAACGATGACGGTAAGCGCGCAGCTTTCCTGTCGATCCAGCTACATCACCATGTCCCATCTGAATATTCAGAAACTATGCGGGTACGAACTGGGTATGAAGCAGTATTGGCACATCGTACCAGTGAAATATATGCATGTTCTGCAAAACAAGATGGTGTAGTCGAAGAAATCAATAACGATCTTGGGTTAATCAAAGTTCGTTATGTCCAACATGTATATCCACCATTTAAGTTTGATCGAGTCTCTAGTTCATCTGCTATCCGTAGTAAATTCACTGAAGTTGCAACACGAGAACTTGCTGCCAATCATCCAGTTTATGTGGCACAAGCTGATGCAAAAACCACTGAATTTCATCTTCATGACATCTACATATTTAACAATATGTTGCTGCAGGTTGTAGATATTCTTCCATTGGCAGATATTGATACAATGCCAATGAATGAGTATTTAACTTCTTCAGCTAAAGATACACTTCATGGTGAAAAACAATCCGTTGTTGTGAAGTTTATGCGGATCCTACACGATCCTTCAGATGAAGTGGATATCTTCAAATTTGGTACTAAATTCACCAGTGCTGCTGGATCTTTTGTAAAGCAAAAAGTTGTTTGTAACGTTACTGTTGGTGAAAAAATTCATCGTGGTGACATTCTTGCTTACAATACAGGATTCTTTGAACTGGATCCATTTGATCCAAAACAGGTCACATGGAAACATGGTATCATGGCAAATGTTGCTTTGATAGAAGGCAACGACACCATCGAAGATTCTAATGCCATCACACCTGAATTTAGTAAACGTCTTGAAACGGCGTCTTCTCATTTGCGTACCTTACAAATTACAGCAAACACTATCATCCGTGATCTCAAGCCAATTGGTACTGTCGTTCAAACCACAGACTTACTTTGTACTTTAGAAGATGCAGATATTGCATCTTTGTCAGATGCTGATAATAACTCTATGTTGGAATTGTTAACCAGTTTAAATCGCAAAGCACCAAGAGCCCGATATCATGGAGAGATAGCTGAAATTGACATGCTCTATTCATGTCCATTATCAGAGATGCATCCATCGCTTGCTGCTCTTGCTAAATTAATCAATACTCGTAAATCTCTATTGGCAGAAGCTGCTTCTGGTACCCACAAATCAGTTGATTATGCCGCGCCTGCACAGGTGACTGTTGGTACAAAATTCCATGGAATTGAATTCTTGGCAGACACTGTCATGTTGATGTTTTATATCACAGAAGACATTGATCTTGGTGCTGGTGATAAAATTGTTCTGATGAATCAAGCCAAGAGTGTTACGGCCACAGTCACTGAGAAACCAATGGAAACAGAAAGCCACTATCCGGTGGATATGCTTTTCTCTGCAAAATCTGTTAACAACCGAATCATCACAAGTCCAACAACAGTGGGTTTTGCAAATCGAGTTCTTGCTCATCTTGAGACCTGTTCAACAGATCTCTACTTTGACTAAAAAATAAAGATAGCTAAGAAAAGAGAGGACCGCAGCTGCGGTCCTCTCTTACTAGTTTTGTTTCCACATCACTTGGGGGTAATATTCATTTTCTTCCAGTAATCTCGAAGAAGGTTATCATTCCTAGCTTTGAGACAATCAAAAGATGCGTTAACCCCTTCCATAATCGAATTAACTTTGGGGTCGTTAGCAGTCTTTGCGGAAGTATTTTCCGATACGTCACGGATTGTGAATTCACGCATAGAAAGTCTCCTATTAAGAATGAAAGTGGTCGGCGCAGTCAGTGAACAACCTCTTGATTTCATCTCGTGAGAGATTACCGACGGTTGTCGTGGTGGCGCACCTCACGGAAGGTGACGCAATGACCCGACCGATCCGTCTCTTGCATATACCGAAATGCTTCGTAGCAGCGCCGATGGGAATCATAGCGATCCCACCAGCGGCTGTCACCCAGCTTCTTGTTGACGAGGTAGTCCTTGATGGAATCAATTTGGTTCTGGGTGAGACACGCCATGGTAGGTACTCCTGATATAGTCGATGGATGATTATGCAGCCAGCTTTTCTGCGAGAGCCAGTGCAGCTTTTGCCTGTTTGTGCTTCTGGTTGATATTCACCGCATCGGCGATCGAGATACCAACGGTGACACCGAGAAGAAGAAGACTTGCACCGAGACGTAACATGGGATTATTCCTTTTGATGAAGATGGTAGAAAATGATCGCAGCCAACTGACTGTGATCACACGGCAGGTTTGGGAGGAGTAGCGTCCAGGACCTGGATCTTCTTGATGATCGAGTGGATCTGGAAAAATCGGGTGAGCGTGAAGACACGGCACGTCAGACCGACTGCAGCAACGCCATACACAAGACCCCTGATGAGTTTTTCTTCAGACATGAAACATACTCCAGTTGATGGTTATACGTGAGATCGCGTGATAGTTCCGAGCAATTACTTCTTGCAGGCTCGGATGAAATAGCCGATCGCACCGATGCAGGCAGCAGTGGCGAGTGCAGCACTGATTGTCTCATCGAGCGTGAGGTTCTTGATCTTTTGAACGAACGAAGTATCGGACATGATAGTCTCCTGTTAGTTGATAGGATCTGGTGATGATCACCAGATCCTTATTGCAATGTTAGTCGTGAGTCTGCAGCAGCTTTACGTCGATCCAGTCGGTCGGACTGGCGATACACGGAGAGTTGCCGTCGACATAGTCGTATTCATGGAACCGAATGGTCTCACCCGCCAGCAGCTTCTCAACAAGCGTGAGATCATCGCCATACATACCAAGAGGGAAGTTGCCATTCATGATGGCAGTACCGCAGAGAACAAAGTTAGACGTCTCACCAGGAAACTGTTGGTAAACAGTGATTGCCGACTGTTGGATGTTCGGCAGGCCGTTACGCAACGCATGACGACGATGAATCGCGAACCTGCCTTCGGACATGACAATAACGAGCGGCAGATTGACGTACACACGACCATGGGCATCCGTGCTATCAAACAAGTAGTCGATATCCGGCGTTGCAATTGGATTCTTATCACCCATGCGGTGACTGGAGGTCGAAACATTGTACTTGCGCATGAGGGCATTGAATGTCGTGCGAGTGTGGGCCATTGATATTACTCCGATTATAGACACTCATGTGAGTTATCTATGGGTTGATTGGTAGATAGTTTACAACGATATCAACTATACCGGTTGTATTCTTCAATTCAGTAGTATATATCTGAATCTGGATGAAACGCAGATACATACCTTAGTGAATGGTCACACACATAGCTTCGAGACGAGCAATACGTGGTGCAATCCATGCCTCAATTGAGGCACGAATCGTCTGTGCAATTTCTTCAGGAACGGCTTCTGTTTCACCAACTGATCTTGGAAGAACAAATTCCATGTTAAAGGTTACCATGTTATTCAAGGCCGAGATCAACACAGCAGGAGAGTTGCCTTTACTCACGGAATACGCATCAGCAGCATATTCAAACTCCTGGTTTACACACACGCCAGCCTCAACATCGTCTAGATGACCAAGTGCATAATGGCCCTCTTCGTGGCCAAGGACTGCTGCCAATTCTGCAGGTGATAGATAGTCCAGTGCCTCTTCCAACACGATGACATAGTGATCATCGATTGTGATATTGTGTTCCAAAATCACTGCTGGCTGACTGGCATACCATTCAGTAGAATTGGATTTGTCGCTACACGTCACCAACCCGATTCCCCCAATGGACAGATAGAACATCCGATTATCGCTCGAGATTTCGGCATTCTTCGGAATGACAACTTGACCAACAAACATGACACAACTCCTACATAGAGTGAATGATTTTAGATACATCTGGTTGTATCTTCATTGTAGTGGTATATATCTGAAATAGAATGAAACTCACTAAATCATATAAAAAAATAGTAGATGACATGCTGGGGAATTCCCCAGCATGTCAGTACCCATTTGCAGCAGTTTCGATTGAAACTCAATGTTGTTTTATTGCACCACTAAGAACCAATCGTCCGAAACAATGATAGACGAAGTCTTCTGAAACTTTCTGTGTTTCAACAAGCTTCAAGATGACAGTTCGGATCGAGTCCTTGTCATTCAATAAGATATAGATACGTGCAATCATCTCCTCTTCTGTGATTTTCCGAGAATCGGATGTGGAATTTTTATCATCGAGATTTGACATGATGGTATCCTGATAGATGATGGGATTGAAGTGTTCGTGTATCGTTTTATTGGGTTATCTCAAACCGATATTAACACCACTGTTTTTGGGTTCGTGCCATAACGCCTGACAGCAAGATAGCTTCGAACCAGAACTGTGGATATCCATTACAGGTTCGTTGGACATGGTCACAGTTTGCATTCCACTCTGTTTCATTCTTACTGCTCTGCATCAGAGTCACAACTTCTTGTTCAGTCATTTGTTTTCCTTTGTGTTTGTAGGATACTCTTAATTTTGGATAAACTGCAATTATTTGATAGCTCCGCTTAAAATTAATTTACCATAACAGTGATAGAAGAACTGAGATGATATGTTGTGAGAAGTGGAAAGTTCAGTAATGATATTTCCAATTGTCATTCCATCGTTTAGCATCAAATAAATGTAGGCAACAATTTCTTCTTCAGACGGAAGAGGTGAAGTTGGAGGTAGTAAATCTTTTATAGAAGCACCCGCTAAGGTTTCTCCACCAAGATGTGCAACAATCAATTTACGTAGAAGTTTAGAAATGGATTGATCTGTTGCCTCAAGATAATAATCCAATTGTTGTTTGATATCAGCCGGGATTCGAACACTCATAATAATTGAGGGCATAGACTTTTTCATGGTAGACTCCCTTCAGTGTATTATCAAAATTGTAATATATATCTAAAATCTAATGATTTTTAAATCATATAAAAATCGCATGGCCTCACGCCATATAACTGTTATTTCAAAGTAGTAGTATGTATTTGAAATTAGGATGAACTTAAAAATAAATACATGTAACGATCTTCCCAGTTTAGGGAAGATCGTTACTGTCGTGTTATATCAGGTTGTGTGATTATCCATATACGTTGGTGGTAATAGAGTCGGAGTTTCACAAAGTCTATCATTAATAATAGAGAAGAGACGATCACTACATGTACCATCTTGATTGTTCAATCTCACCCAAATGGAATCGGAACTTGTCACAGGAAGAAGTGTAATGGATTCTACAAGATTTGTATTGAAAACAATCGTAGTGCCATGAATCGCAAAAAACGTTTCAACCTCAATGGTAGAATCATCTTCAAATCGGCTCATACTCGTTGTGAAGGGAAAACTCGGCGAACTCTTCATGTAGCAAAATTCCTTCGTTTAAATGACAAATGACTTTAGGATACAAAGTTTTAGAAAAGGGGTAACAAGAATTACAGTATCCCTTCATAATATCTATACTACTTTAAAAATAGACATTACTCAAAAGGTTCTTCATGTTATGGTCATAACCTGTACTAAAATATGACTGTGGCTGCACGAATCATCTTATAGAGTTTGACCATACTCTCCAATTAAGGATTGCCAGTATGAGTATTGTCCATGGATTCCTATACGATTCGGCCTTCTTGAATGTGGGTAGTGGAATCGATCCAGTTCGTAAAAATGGTGGAATGTGCGTGCTGTCTTCTCAGGCATTATCATATTTTGTTAATCCTCAAGAATTCACAGATCCACGCACAGCCCGTGCCACCAACCTCAATGCTTTGTTTTCAACTAAGTCACGATTGATTGTTGACCAAAGTGAATTCAGTTCTTTTCTAAGTGATACACAAACCATTTGGACAACAACAGAACGAGACAATCTGTTTGCTATTATTGATCAATTATGTTTTGCATATAATTCAAGTGCAACTTCTGCTCAAATCGAATTGGCACTGGCAACCTGGCCCCAATATCTGACATCAAGTTTTGTTTACAGCACAACACATACATTATCGACGGTTTATGATACCACACCAGCAACAGCAATTACGTGTCCTGACTATGTGACATTCTTCTTTGTAATTGCAAATGGAACCCAATACCAACTGCGAATCTGGTTGAACAATGCATTGTTTTATGCAGACTATCCGTTGTCAACCATTTCTGTTGTTGTACCCCCATTGCCATTGTCTGAGCTGTATACACTGAGTATTACATCAGCTACTGACAATGTGTTTAATACTGCACGAATCTCTAGCAGCACGAGTCAACAAAGTTTGCAGAGTTATATTCAATCTGGACAATATAGTGGATATTATGCACAGAATGTGGTATTTGTAGATGGTTCTGGAAATTCAGCAGCAGTAGAATTTAATCTTCTGTATAATGGATGTGTTCCTGGAGCAATTGCAGTACGAACAGCGATTCGTAATTTGATCATTGCTACCATTGCAGGTACCGATACTGTTGCTGGAGTTGGAACATTGGCAGGATGGAAAGCGTTAATTCCATCTATGTTTGTGACAGAAGTTTTCTATTTGGTACCGATGTGGGATGCTACGACATCACTTATTAATGTCATCATCTATCCCAACATTGTTTCAATTGCAAAAGTATTTACGGATATTGAAAAAGCTCTTTATGATTTGCAAGTTGGTTACATTACAGCTAATTTGGATATCATGACAGCCTACTACAATTCCATGACAGTACTTGCAGTACCAGATACGGCCAATGATCCAACTCGACTCTCTTTGATAGGTGAACATTCAACATATCAAGAAGTCGCTACGACCAATCCAGCATTTGCTTCTATGACCATTTCAACACAGCAGTTTTCATCTCTGTTGGGATCAGCCCTCTCTGCTGCCTTTGGAAACGCAGTTGTTAATTCGTTGTTGTCCACATATACCCCTCCGAATGATACAAGAAGCTATATCACATTCACAGTAGCTGATGTGATTTACTATGTCATGACCAAAGCTTCCTATCTTAGTTTGGTGAACACGCCATGATTCCATTACCAGCAATACAGTCTACCTGTTCTTATACATTCACCACAGGATTTACCTCCCTGAATGGTATTTATACTGTTGATGAATTGCTTTCATTTAAGGAGGCCATCACAACAGGTATTGATTTTGTTATCAATCTTTACACTCCAGCAGGACTTCCTTCTAGTCAGTATACCACAGATGCCAGTTCTTATCAAACTGATATTGTGTTATATCTGGTTCCTGCAAATGGTGGTACCCCAATCTATGCACCGGCTTCTATATTGGCAACAGTACCGGATCCTATGATTGGGTGTTACAATAATTTAGCTATTGGTGTATCTCTGGGATTATTTGCTGATCAGACAACTCTTGCCTGGATTATCTCAGAACTCAATTCTATTATTGGGGGAGTGGTTGGTGTATCCAGTCCTGTTAAACTTTATAGTCTTGGTACAACATATATGTCGGTTGCAGATTAT